TCGGCGACATGCTCAGGAGTGACAGCATCCACGCCATGCTCGGCGGCGAAGGTGAGGAGTCGACCGAGCGGTGAGGCAGGGTCCGGCTCTCCCTGTCCGAGGGTGCCGCCCATCACCTGGGCACCGAACTCTGCCCCGATCTCCTGTGCGCTGCGCTCTGCCATGGGGCCAGCGTACCGTGAGCCTGTGAGCGATCCGCTCCAGGTGCTCCACGACCTACTCGGGGCCGAGGTCATCCCGGTGCCTGAGCAGCTTGCCCTGCCCCTCTCGGGGATCGCTGAGCCTCCCGGTCCGGACGAGGTCGACCAGGCCCTCCAGGAGCTGCACAGCGTCGCCGTGCTGCAAGAGATCCCCGACCCTCCAGACGGTGACGAGGCTTGACGTCCAGCCGTCTTCGCTCACTGCCGGGCGACAGCCCGGACACAGCTCGCTTCGCTCGCTGAGTCCTTGCAACAGCTCAGCTCGCCGTCGCGTCTACGACAGGTGGGGCCTTCGGCCCCCACTTCTTCTCGCCGTTGAACCTCACTGTGCAAGTGTGAGCCAGGTCACAAGAAGTCCTCTGCAACAAGCCCAAGACCCTCCGCGTCTTTAAGTACGTAGACGTTAAGCGGCAAGCGAGAAGTACAGGTTGTGGGCCTGTCGGCCCCAAGGTACGAAGACGCCTTGCCAAGTACAAGTGCTACTTGTACTTCGTCTACACAGAGAGACAGAGACTGCCCCCGAGTCGATCGCTTCGAGCAGCTTGCCCTTCGGCAAGGACATCGTCGGGGGCTCCAACTTCCACGTCAGGAGGTGCGCGTGAGCGGATGGCAGAACAGCAACCGGAGGGATCGACTTCCCCCGGACTGGTTCAAGATCCGCGCGCGTGTGCTTCGGCGAGACGGTCACACATGCACCCACCGCGACGCGAACGGCATCAGATGCGCCGATCTTGCAACTGACGTGGACCACATCCGACCCGGCGATGACCACAGCATGGAGAACCTACGGGCTCTCTGCTCCTGGCATCACGGGCAGAAGTCCGGCGCTGAAGGCGCAGCCGCGAAGGCTGCGAACTGGCGGCGGCAGAACCAGAAGTTCAGGCGGTCGGAAGACCACCCTGGGCTTCTCTGAGATCGCGGTCGTTCCTGGGGTCCTCTCCCCCGGTCGAGCGACTGCACGGCACGCTCCCCGCCCTCCTCTCCGGGTCGAGCGTGCCTCCCCCCTGGTCCTCTCCCAGGGGGTCGACTTCCCGGCATGAGAGCTGGGTGTACGGAAGGCGGTCCTCCGCATGTTCACAGCAGCTTGGGTCGCCTGGATCGCCGCGTTCGCGGTCATCGAGGGCGTTGCCCTGTACCGCAAGCAGCCGGGCGACACGCTCTCCGAGCACGTCTGGAAGTGGTTCCACACGGAGCGCGGCCAGCAGAAGACGAAGACCACGCAGGCGCGACGCGCTGTGCTGGTCATGTTCCTCGCGTGGCTCGTCGTCCACTTCCTGAGTGGCGGTGCGGTCTGAGTGTGGGACCGCAGAGCGCGGGTGCTGGCCGTCAAGGACGGTGACACCCTGAAGGTGCAGCTCGACCAGGGCTTCGGTGACACGAAGACCATCGACCTGCGTCTCTACGAGACGTGGGCTCCAGAGAAGAAGGAGCTCGGCGGGGCAGAGACCCGCAAGTTCGTTGAGGACTGGCTGAACGAGGCCGACCCGGACGGCGACGAGTGGCCCCTGGTGGTCACGACGCGACGGGTCAAGGCCGACACCCATGAGATCTCCACGCTGGGCCGCTACGTCGGCCTGGTCGAGGACATCGAGGGTCGCATCCTCAACGACGACATCAACGACTTCGTAGCCGAGAACGGCTACGGCACCGGCATCGGCAAGTAGAAGGAGGTGAGTCAGTTGCCTGGACCTGTTCCGAACCGCGAGGCCGACCTGGCTCGCCCCCGAGAGCGCAAGGGCTCGGACGTTCAGCCCGTGACCCGAGGCGAGATGCGTGCGGTCAAGATCCCCAACGCGGATCGAGACTGGCACCCCATCGCCCGGCGTCTGTGGGACTCCCTGAAGACGTCCGGCCAAGCCGACTTCTACCAGAACAGCGACTGGGCCTTCGCCTACTCGCTGTGCGAAGACCTCTCCGTCTACAAGCAGTCGGGGAAGCGCAGCGGCCAGATGCTCCAGACCATCTACTCCAGCTTCGAGCGACTGCTCGTTGCGGAGGGCGACCGACGTCGTGTCCGCATCGAACTGCATGAGCCCGAGGACGAGGGTGACACCGCTTCTGTGGTGGCCATCGCCGACTACAAGAAGGAGCTGGGGCTCGCCGAGTAACTGGAGGTGAGCCTCATGATGGCCAAGCCGGTCATGACGACCGAGGAGATCGAAGCCCTCGAACCCGAGTTCCACGGACCTACGTGGATGAGGAACGAGGACGGCTCCTGGTTGCTCCCCGAGCGCACGCTCGGATGGCAGATCGCGGGATGGTGCGCTGAGTACCTGAACGCCGAGAACGGTGGCCCCTGGCGCTTCACGAAGGAACAGCTCCGCTTCGTCCTGTGGTGGTACGCCATGGACGAGACGGGCCGCTTCGTGTACCGCAAGGGCGTACTCCAGCGCCTGAAGGGCTGGGGCAAGGACCCCCTCCTCGCGGTGATCTGCCTGGTCGAGTTCGTTGGGCCGTCGCGCTTCTCCCACTGGGATGCCGATGGCAACCCTGTCGGCGTGCCTCACCCGCAGGCGTGGGTGCAGATCGCTGCCGTGTCTCGGGATCAGACCCGGAACACGATGACTCTGATGCCGTCGCTCATGTCGGACAAGCTCATCAACACCTACGGCATCAAGGCCGGTGCTGAGCTGATCCGAGCGAACGGCGGACGTCAACGGCTCGAAGCCGTGACCTCCAGCTTCCGTGCTCTTGAAGGTGGCCGGTCCACCTTCGTCGTCCTCAACGAGACCCATCACTGGGTCCGAGGGAACAACGGCGACAAGATGTACGAGACGATCGACGGTAACGCGACCAAGAAGGACGCGCGCTACCTGGCGATCACCAACGCCTACCTGCCCGGCGAAGACTCTGTCGCTGAGCGGATGCGGGAAGCCTTCGAGAAGATCCGCGAGGGTCGAGCTCTCGACATCGGCTTCCTGTACGACTCGATCGAGGCCCACCCGAAGACGCCCCTCTCACCCGAGGCGCTACGGATCGTCCTCCCCAAGATCCGGGGAGACGCGATCTGGCTGAAGGTGGAGACCATCATCCAGTCGGTGCTCGACACCACGCTCTCTGCGAGCCGGTCTCGACGCATGTGGCTCAACCAGATCGTCGCCGAGGAAGACGCCCTCTACGGTCCTGCCGAGTGGGACGTCCTGCGGGACGAACGCCTGACGCTGAAGCCTGGTGACGAGATCACCCTGGGCTTCGACGGTGGCAAGACCGACGACGCGACCGCCCTTGTGGCAGTGCGCGTCAAGGACATGGCCTCCTTCGTCCTCGGGATCTGGGAGAAGCCGGACGGCCAAGCTGGCGACGGGTGGATCGTGCCTCGCGCATCGGTCGACTCCGCTGTCCACGACGCCTTCAACACCTTCACGGTGGTCGGCTTCTTCGCCGACGTCGCCCTCTGGGAGTCCTACATCTCCGAGTGGGATGACGCCTACGGCGAGAGCCTGTCGGTCAAGTCCCCCCTCGGGAAGGACTCGATCGGCTGGGACATGCGAGCTTCCCAGAAGACCTCGACCATGGCGCACGAACGCCTCATGCGGTCGGTCTTCGACAAGAAGCTGAAGCACGACGGTGACCTGACCCTGCGTCGCCACGCGCTCAACGCGCGACGCGCGACGAACAACTACGGCATCGGCTTCCGCAAGGAGAGCAAGGACTCTCCTCGCAAGGTCGACGCCTACGCAGCCCTGATGCTGGCGCATGAGGCGCTGGTCGAGCTCCGAGCTCGGGGCAAGAAGACCAAGAAGCGGACCGGTCGCGGGTACTTCCTGTGACAGTGAGACCAACGGAAGGATGGTGGGCCTGTGGCTGACCTCTCCCCGGCGTCACTCGCCAAGCAGCTCCTCGCGATCCTTCATCGGGATGGCGACCGGCTGCGACGCATCGACGCCTACAACCAGGGCAAGCACGACGACCCCTACATGCCGCCCCAGGCGGACGACGAGTACCGGCTTCTGGCCAAGCGGGCGGTGTCCAACTGGATGCCGCTCCTGGTCGGGACACCGGCCCAGGCTCTGTACGTTGACGGCTTCCGTCGAGGACAACTTGGCGATGTCAGCGCAACTTCTGAGCCTGACTCCGCGTCTTCAGAGTGGAAGCACTGGCAGCGGTCGCGGCTCGACGCCCGACAGGCTGCGGTCTACCGGGGCGCACTGGCCTTCGGTCACAGCTTCACGCTGACCGAGAAGACCAAGAAGGGCGTCGTCACGAAGGGCCTGTCGGCCATGAGGACGGCTGCCCTGTTCGAGGACCCTGCGAACGACGACACGCCCTACGCGGCGCTGACCGTCACGCAGTGGGCCAAGGACGACGTGCCCGGCAAGGCCCGCCTGTTCGACGGCAAGAGCGAGTACGCGGTCACCTTCAAGTCCCTCTCGGACCTGAAGGGTGTGACAGTGGGAGCAGGGAAGCGCCACGGCGCTACCGAGTGCCCGGTCACCCGCTTCGCTGCTTCGGTCGACCTCGAAGGCCGCACGATCGGCGTCATCGAGCCGATGATCGCGCTTCAGAACCGCATCAACCAGACCATCTTCGATCTCCTGGTCGCCCAGACGTACACCTCGCATGAGGTTCGGTACGCGACCGGCATGGCCCCGCCCATCGAGCGGGACGAGAACGGCGATCCGGTGCTGGATGAGAACGGTCAGCCCAAGGCGATCCCCATGAACCACAACAGTCGACGCTTCCTGTTCGCCGAAGACGCGGACGTGAAGTTCGGCTCCCTCCCCGGTGGCCCGATCGGTGGGCTCATCGAGTCCGTCGACATGTCCATCCGCCACCTGGCTGCCGTCTCTCAGACGCCGCCGCACCACCTGCTTGGCCAGATCGCGAACCTCTCCGCCGAGGCTCTGCTCGCTGCCGAGACTGCGCTGTCGCGCAAGATCGCAGAGTTCCGGGCGTCCTTCGGTGAGAGCTGGGAGCGCGTCATGCGCCTGGCGGGAGAGATGGAGGGCGACATCACCTCTGCTGAAGACTTCGCTGGCGAGGTCATCTGGCGCGACATGGAGCAGCGTTCGCTTGCTCAGGCCGCTGATGCTCTCGGCAAGCTGAAGGAACAGCTCGGCATCCCTGCCCGAGGTCTCTGGAAGCGTGTACCTGGCGTCACGCAGACCGAGCTCGAAGACTGGGAGTCGATGCGGGAAGACGATGACCCGATCGGTCAGCTCGCTTCCTCGATCTCCCGCGCTACCCCTGAGCCCACGCCCATCCCGGCGACTCCGGAGGTGGCTACCGAGTGACGACTGCCGCTCGCGCCCAAGAGGCCGAGCAGGCAAGCGTCGCCTTCCAGATCGCGCTCACCCAGATCGGGGTGGCGACGGTCGAGGAAGCACTGAAGCTGTGGGCCGAAGTCCCTGTGACTGCAAGGGCTTCGACCTCCAGCTCCTGGCTGAAGAAGGCCATCACTGCGGTGATGACCAGGCGGCGCATGAGCCGCGACTTGGCCAGGGCGTACTACCGGCTGGCACGCGCACTGCGTACCGGCACGACCGTCGCCGATCCGTACCACCCCGAGCCCACCTACGTGACGCTCGACGTTCTTCGACGCGAGTTCGCCTCCCTGACTGGAGGCTCTGAGAAGCCCCAGGAGGGCCGATCAGAGTCGGCCCCTACCAAGGAGACCGAGCCTGCGTCACAGCCTGCACAGACCCCCACCGAGAAGGCGGACGAGCCCACTGACGCTCCTGCGGATGAAGACTCCGAGGACGCAGAGGCCGATCGCATCTTGGTCGAGGAGCTGGCTGGGCTGCGAGCGGACGAGGAACGGATCGAGCGCGAGGCAGAGGCTGAGCTGAAGGAACTTCTCCAGCAGCTCGGCCCCAACAACCTCGCGAAGAAGCAGCGCGACATCGACCCCGAGGCACCGGCCAAGGACGTGGACAGGCTCCGCGACGAGGCCCACGCCCAGGCAGGTGCTCGGCAAGCTGCGGCTGCGGAGCGGATCGCCATGAACGGCGGACGCTCGACGGTCTGGAACCACGCTCAGCGCGACCGACGCGCTCTCGGCTACATCCGACTCTCGCGCACCGGAACCCCTTGCGGGTGGTGCGCCATGTTGATCTCGCGTGGACCTGTCTACCGGTCTGAGAAGACCGCCGAGTACGGCGACGGTGACAAGTACCACGACAACTGCCACTGCTACGCGGAGCCCGTGTTCTCCCGTGAGCAGTACCGCAACTCCGACGTCTACGCCCTGAACCGGCGTTACGAGGAGCTGTGGCCCCAGGTGACCAAGGGACTCAGCGGCAAGTCCGCGATCTCTGCCTGGCGGCGCTTCATCCGCACGGAACAGCAAGCCGCTGCCCAGGAGGCGCGGCGATCCACAACGAGCGTCCAGGAGGCGTAACACCCATGAGCACCCCGACCGAGACCCCGACCCCCGGCTCCACCCCCGTGACCGAGGAGAAGCCCGCAGAGGGCACCGCTCCTCAGTCGCCGTCGACCCCGAGTACCGAGGAGAAGCCCGCTGAGGGCGTCACTCCGGAGACCAAGCCCGAGGACGAGCTGCCCGAGTGGGCACGCAAGGAGCTGACCAAGGTTCGGGGCGAGGCTGCGAACTACCGCACCAAGCTGCGGGAAGCCGAGACCTCCCTCCAGAACGCCAAGACCCCCGAGGAGTTCGAGTCCGCACGGACCGAGCTCTCGAAGCGGATCGCCGAGCTGGAGCACGAAGTCGTGGTGTCCAAGGTCGCGCGCAAGTACGAGCTCCCCGATGAGCTCGTCCCCCTCCTGAAGGGCGGAGACGAGGCAGCACTGGAGGCGGTCGCCAAGACCCTCTCGAAGTACGCCGTGACTCCCGCCCCTGAGTCGCTGGGTGGCGGTCTGACGCCGTCCGACGACAACGACGACGAGATGGACCCGCGCAAGCTCGCGCGCCGTACACGACGTCGCTGACGCACCTCACCACACCAACCCACCCCCAGCCCTCGGTCGCACTGACCGGGGGCTTCTTCACACCTGGAGGACCACACAGTGGCTGAACACCAGATCGTCAAGCCCGAGAAGCTGGCCGCGACTGCGGTCGGGATGCTGGAGCAGGAGCTCGTCATCCCCAACCTGTTCCAGAAGGAGGGCATCGACCAGTTCAAGGGAGCCGACAACGACACCGTCTCCGTCAAGGTCGAGGGCGTCCTGCCGTTCCACGACTACGCCTTCCGCAACGACCGCTCCGCGCCCATCGTCTTCGATGAGTACAAGGAGCGGAAGATCGCTGTCACCTTCGGTGGCAACGTCTACTCCGCCGTCAAGGTGACCGACGAGCAGAACGACTTCGACCTGGACGACTGGGGCAAGCTGCTCCGTCCGCAGGTCAAGGCCGTTGGCCGTGGTCTCCAGCGTCGGGCCGTTGCGACCCTGACCGGTCAGAACTACTCGGTCGTGATCGGCAACGCGCAGGCCAACCTGCGTGGCGCGATCATCGAGGCGCGTCGCGTCCTCAACAAGTTCAACGTCCCGGACGACCAGCGTTACCTGCTCGTCGGTACCGACTTCGAGTCGGCCCTGCTCTCGGACGACAAGCTGAACCTGGCCCAGAACGTCGGCGACAGCGAGGCCGAGTCCGCGCTCCAGACCGCGACCCTGACCAACCGCTTCGGCTTCAAGATCGTGGTCGACCAGACCATCCCGGCTGACGCGGCCTACGCCTTCGCTGGCTCCGCGTTCATCTTCCTGTCGGGCGCTCCGAGCGTCCCGCAGTCGGTGCCCTACGGCGCGACCCAGTCCTTCGAGAGCATCGCTCTCCGGTGGGTCCGCGACTACGACCCGACCTACATGCAGGACCGCTCGGTGGTCAACACCTACGCGGGCTTCCGCTCCGTCACCGACGTCCTCGTCGGCTGGGACTCGGTCAACGAGAAGGAGATCGTGTCGACGGGCGAGCACTTCGTCCGTGGCATCAAGCTCACGCTCGACGGTTCCTCGAACTACCCGGCTGCGAGCTCCGAGCTCGCCACCATCACCGGCATCTCTGACGCCAAGGTGTGGACCCCGACCGGCATGAAGGCCGAGACGGACCCGGCGAACGCCTGATCCCGCTGAGGGAGGGGGCTGGCTCTACGTGAGCTGGCCCCCTCCCCCGTCCTCGCGAAGGAGTGACTGATGGCCTACGCCAACATGGAAGACCTGAAGGCTCGCCTCGACTGGGAGCTTGACGAGGACGAGGAGCGGATCGCAGGCGGGGCGCTGGAAGACGCTTCGGACCTCGCTGCCCACTACGGCAGAGAGTGGCCCGAGGACGCAGCGCCTCGCCTGGTTCGGACCCTGGTCCTGAAGGCCGCATCGCGGTACATGAAGAACCCGGACGGCTACACGCAGTCCCGCGCTGGCGACGAGACGCTGGGGTGGAACGACGCGGCTGGCGAGAACGCTGGCACCGTCTACTTCAGCGACGACGAGGTCAAGCTCCTCCAGTCGCTGGCAGGCAAGAAGCCCGGCATCTACTCGGTGCCGCTCACCGCCTACAAGACCAAGCTCGCTTCTCGCGACGACGGTGGCCGAGTCCCCGTCGACTACGGAGGCGACACCTTCCCGCTCTACGGCGACCCGGTGAGTCCCTGGTGAGCTTCCAGCGCAGACGGGGGCAGAAGGCCAAGGTCTGGAAGACCAAGCTGGTCGAGGACCGGCGTGGCAACAAGCTCCTGGCGGCAGATGCTGACGGACCCCATGAGGTTCGCGCCGCCTTCATCCCGCAACGCTCGGCCAAGGCTGAGGTTCCGGGTCAGCAGCTCATCAACATCACCCGGATGATCGTCGCCGCCGACCTCGAAGACGTGACCCTCTGGTCGCGAGTCGAAGTGCACGGCAAGCAGTGGGACATCGTCTCGCCGCCCGCCTACCACCACGGACCCCGGAAGACCAGGCACTGGTCGATCGACATCCGAGAGAGGACGTGACGTGGCCAAGGTCAACCACAACGTCGGTCGTCTCCCGATCGAAGACTTCATCGCCCGCAACGACGGTGTCGTCCATGAGCTCGACAACCGCACCTTCGAGATCGCGGTGCGAGCGGAGGCCCTGCTCGCTGAGCATCGCGAAGACGGTCACGCCTCGATCGACATCGAGCGCGGCAAGTACGACCGCTACGTGGTCCTGTCTGATGAGCGCGGCCAGAACGCTGCGCTGTCCATCGAGTACGGGCGTGCGGCTGGCGAGAAGGAAGTTCGTGGCGACGACGGCGAGATGACGACTGTGAGCTGGGGCGCTTCGCCCGGCCTGTTCATCCTCGCCACTGCAAGCAACCTCCCGAAGAAGCGGAAGGGCAAGGTGCACCTCGACTGATGGCTGGACTCCCCGACCACATCAAGGGTCTGGCGGAGATGAGCCCGGTCGAAGACCTGCTCCTCTACGTGCTTCGCGAGGGGCTTCCTGGCATCCAGGTCAAGTCCCTCATCGAGGCACACCAGACCTTCCCCCTCGTACTCGCTCGTCGCACCGCAACCTTCGGGGAGTGGGGCGGCGACACTCGCTTCACCGACGCAGCGCAGGTCGTGGTTCACACGTTCTGCGAAGACCCGGACGGTGACGAGGACGCGGCGATCCTCTCCGAGGCCGTTCGCGTCGTCCTTCGCGACGCCTGGCTCAGCCAGAAGGTCGTTCCCGGACGTGGCCACTTCACCAAGGTCGAGCTCACGTCCGCACCACGGCGAGTCACTGACTGGGCAACAGCCGCAGGGCCTGTCCAGTACGCCGACCTGCCTACGGGCGTGTGGCGCTACGAGTCGATCTACCAGATCTCGATTCGCAAGCCACGTTCCCGGCCCTACCCATCCATGACCCCCTGAGCAAGGAGTACACACAGTGCCTCTGAACGACGACGCAACTCTCGTCATCGGTAGCGGTAACTACCTCACCGCGCCCGTCGCGACCGACATCCCCACCGACCTCCTGACCGTCAACTCCCCCTGGGTGAACGTCGGCCACACGTCGCTGGAGGACATCTTCTCCATCTCGTCCGAGGGTGGCGAGGCCACCGTCATCGGAACGCTCCAGAACAAGTCCCTCCGGACCAAGTACAGCGCGCGTACCGAGACGATGACCTTCACCCTCCAGCAGTTCGATGAGGCGGGCCTGAAGCTCTACTACGGTGCCAACGCCCCGATCCTCCCGGACGGCAGCGTCGGTGTCCCGACCGACCCGGAGCCCACGGTCGCCGCGTTCCTCGCGATCTTCGTGGACGGCGACAACGTCTTCGCGTTCTACGCGCCGAAGGCCGAGATCTACCGCGCCGACGACCTGTCCCTCGCGGACACCGAGTCGCTGGCCGGTCTGCCCCTGGGCGTCAAGCCGATGGCCCACGGCACCAACACCTGGACCTACGCGGTCACGCCGCTCGGGGCTGTCCCCGAGATCCCGTGATCTGACGGTCTGAAGTAGCTCCCCGGTGTGCAAGTGAGTGCGGACCCGCTTGCACACCGGGGCTCCACCCGGAGCCCCATCCCCAAGGTCCGCGTCCCCGCAAGTCCCACCAACACAGGAGGTCCGCAACCCCATGGCTCAGTTCTCTCTCGATGACATCCGTTCCGCCGCAGAGGCGAAGTACGGTTCCACCGACATCAACTTCGGCGACGACGTCTGCCGACTGCTCAACCCTCTGCGCCTGTCCAAGGCCAAGCGTGCCGAGCTCATCGGCATCCAGGCCAAGCTCGACGGTGAGGACGTCGACCAGGAGCAGGTGCTCGCTGACGCCATCCGTCTCGTCGCCGAGTCCGAGAAGGCGGCTGAGAAGCTGCTCTCGGCTGTCGGCGAAGACCTCGCTGTGCTGGCCCAGATCTTCGAGACCTACGGCGAAGGGACTCAGGCGGGGGAAGCCTGAGCCTCGCCCGGCTCGTAGACGACTACGGCGAAGGCATCTACCCCGACCTGTTGCACTACTACGGAGTTGACCTCCGGGAAGTGATCGCAGGTCGGGGTCCTTCGCCGTCTCTCGTCCTCTTGCTGGTGCAGAGGCTGCCGGACACATCACTCACGATCGCTCTCGCGTCGGGCGGACGGGAGCACTTCGGCTGGGGCATGGATCGACACATGACCGCCGATCTCTACGACGCGCTGAACCAGAACACGCGGGCGACTGGTCAGTGGGGGAAGAAGGGCGCACCCAAGATCCCCGAGTACCCGCGACCCAAGGCGAAGAAGGTCAAGAGCGAGAAGAAGTTCAAGACCGTCGCCGACATCTACAAGGCATTCTCCAGGAGGTAGTCAGTGGCATCGTCACCAGGCGGGCAGGTGATCGGGCGCGTCTCGGTCAAGGTTCTGCCGGACACGTCTGACTTCCGCCGTCAAGCAGAGAAGGCTCTCGATCGCATCGAGAAGACGCTGAAGCTCACGATCGGCACCAAGGTCGACATGAGCGGAGCGAGCCGGGAGTACCTGGAGGAGTTGCGCAAGATCAACCAGCGCAACCGCAACATGGACTCCCGCAAGATCCGGTTCCACACCACGATCTCCACGGACGGCATGGTGCAGGCGATCAGCACTGCGCGTCGTCGTCTCCAGGAGAAGGCCGACCAGTCGAAGATCAAGTTCAAGATCGACGGCGCTGAGGTCAGTGGCGACATCAAGCTGGAGCTGAACCAGGAGGCTGCCGACAAGGCGGCTCGCGACCTGAAGGACTGGGCCAAGGACCACAGTCCGATCAAGATCAAGGTCGAGCCTGACTTCAGCTCCACTGGTGCAGCGATCACGAACGCCCGACTGGGCTACCTGACTCGCCCCCGCACCGTGTCGATCATCCCGGATCTGAACAACGCTGCCGTCGCGAAGGTCGGTGCAGCTCTGGCTGCGCTCTCCGGTGCGCGAGTGTTGAACTCGATGTTCGAGAAGCTGGGCAATACCCTCCGCAACCTCGACAAGTCCGTCCCGATCATCGGCTCGGTGGCTACGGCCATCGCTGGTCTCGGTGCGGTGGGCATCACCTCTGCGAGCAACATGTTCGCCTTGGCCTCGTCGTTGGCGCAGATCGGCCCAGCAGGTCTCCTCGTCCCCGGCTTGCTCGGCGGAATCGCAGTCGGCATGGGCGCAACCATCGCCGCGTTCAAGGACTTCAACAAGATCTTCCCGCAGGTCAAGGGTCAGCTCTCGGCCATGCAGGACACCATCTCCAGCAACTTCTGGGACAAGGCCAAGGCCCCGTTCCAGGACCTGATCGACAACCTGCTCCCCAAGTTCTCCGCTGGCATCGCCAAGACGGGCACTGCGCTGGGTGGCTTCTTCGGTTCCTTCGCAACGGATCTCAGCGGGAAGCTCGGTCCGATCATGGGCCAGATGTTCACCGACCTGAACAGCTCCATCGCCAAGGCCGGTGAGCACACCAAGTCCTTCGCCAACATCATCGGCGTTCTCGGCAAGGTCGGCACGTCCTACCTGCCCGAGCTCGCTGACTGGTTCGGCAAGGTCAGCGACAAGTTCTCCGCGTGGCTCACGAAGAACGAGGAGAGCGGTCAGCTCACCGAGTGGATCAGCCTCGCGATCGACAACCTGAAGGAACTCGGCGGGGTCATCAAGAACCTGTTCGGGATCTTCGCTGGTCTGGGTCGCGCTGCTCAGGAGGCTGGCGGCTCCACGCTCGCCATGCTGAACGACACGCTGGAGCGCATCCACAACACCGTGGACAGCCCCGGCTTCCAGAAGGGCATGGTCGACGTCTTCAAGTCGGCTCACACCGCGATGAAGACCATCGCCGACACCTCTGGTCCGGCTGTCGAGAACCTGTTCATCCAGCTCGGCAAGACGCTGACCACGGTCCTGCCTCTCGCAGGCAAGATCATCGGTACCGCGATGAAGGCCATCGCTGACGCGCTGGCTCAGCCCGCTGTGCAGCAGGGCATCACCACGATGTTCAACGGCATCCTGGCTGCGGTCACCGCTCTGGCCCCTGCCATGGCTCCGGTCGGCAAGGCGCTCGGCGCACTGATGCAGGTCGTCGGTGCGATGCTCACCGCGTTCGGTCCTCTGATCGCTGCGGTGCTGACGCCTCTGGCCAACGCCTTCGCTCAGCTCGCTCCGATGATCATCCCTGTCGTGCAACTCCTCTCGGGTGCACTGCTCGACGCGGTCAACATGATCGCCCCGATCCTCATGAAGATGGTGCCCGTCATCGGCGAGGCGCTGACCGGTGCCTTCAAGGCGCTGTCCGGCATCCTGCCGGGGATCATGACCACGATGGGCCAGATGCTGGCTGCGGTCCTGCCGCTCGTCGGTGTGCTCGTCTCCTCGCTGGCTCCGATCCTCCCGATCATCGCCCAGTTGTTCGCCATGATCTACGCCGCTGTGGCTCCGCTGATCATCGCCCTGGCTTCGGCCCTGGCTCCGATCCTGCCGGTCCTGTCGGCTGCGTTCCAGGTCGTCCTCGCGGCACTCCAGCCGATCATCGAGACGGCGCTGAAGATCATCACGGCAGTCATCGCTCCTCTCCTGCCGATGCTCTCGGGCATCATCCAGGACTTCCTGCCCAAGCTGGCGGACGCACTGAAGCGACTGCTCGAAGCCATCCAGCCTGTGCTCGATGCGCTACTCGCAGTAGTCAACTTCCTGATGCCGATCCTGGTGCCGGTGCTTCAGTTCATCATCGCGCTGCTCGCTGACTCCCTGGTCGCTGCGGTCAACGGCGTGGCTCTCGTCTTCGAGGGTCTGGTCGAGATCGTGACCGGCGTCTGGGACATCATCGTCGGCGTCCTGAAGATGGCCTGGGGTCTCATCCTGATGCTCCTCGGTCAGGGCACCAGCACCTTCACCGAGGGCTGGAGCCAGTTCTGGTCCGGCATCTGGAACTTCGTCAAGGGCATCTGGGACGTCATCCTCGGAGCGTTCCGGACCTTCCTCTCCATCGGCGTTCTCGGCACGGCAGTCAAGGTGCTGAAGGGAATCGGCCTGGCGTTCAAGGCTGGCTGGACTGCGGTCGTGAACTTCGGCAAGTCGGCCTGGTCTTCGATCACTGGTGGCTTCAGCTCCTTCGGTAGCTGGATCGCTGGTCGAGCGTCGGCCATGATGTCGTCGGTCGGCGGGTTCTTCTCGCGCGGCTGGTCCAGCATCAAGGAGTCGGCGACGTCGGCCCTGTCCAGCCTGGTCTCCTCGATCGGCACCTGGCTCGCGAAGGCGATCACCACCATCGGTGGACTGCCGGGCAAGGCGAAGGCTGCGCTCGGCGACCTGGGCTCGCTCCTGCTCAACGCGGGCAAGCAGATCGTCCAGGGTCTGATCCGAGGCATCGAGTCCATGATCGGCTCGGTCAAGTCGAAGCTCTCGAAGCTCACCGACATGATCCCCGACTGGAAGGGTCCGCTCCCGAAGGACAAGGTCCTTCTGTACGGCGCGGGCAAGGCGATCATCACTGGTCTGATCAAGGGCCTGGAGTCCCAGTTCGACAACGTCAAGAAGTCGCTGGGTGGGCTCACCGACCAGATCGCCAAGGCCAAGCTCAGCGGCGCTCTGACGGCCCGACTGAAGAAGGACCAGAAGCACCTCAACTCGCTCCTCTCCTCCTGGGAGAAGATCGACAAGAAGCTGGACGACGCCAAGAAGAAGCTCGCGGATCTGAAGACGGCCAAGGCCGACTACGCCGCGAACATCGCCCAGAAGATCGTTGACGCCGCGAACGTCACGAACATGGAGGGCGGCTTCTCCGGGATCATCTCCTCGCTGAAGATGCAGGTCGAACAGGCCAAGCGGTTCGGCGACGTCCTGAAGAAGCTGAAGTCCCTCGGGCTCAACTCCGAGATGTTCGACCAGCTCGCACAGGCTGGACCCGAGGCTGGCATGGCCGCTGCGGAGGCTCTGGCCAACGCGGGCAAGGCTGGCGTCGACCAGGTCAACGCGCTGGAGAAGCAGCTCGCAGATGCCGCTGGCAAGGTCGGCAAGACCGCGTCGGAAGTCATGTTCGACAACGGCATCCACATGGCCGAAGGACTCGTCAAGGGTCTGGAGAAGCAGGCCAGTGCGATCGAGAACCAGATGCTGAAGATCGCCAAGTCCATGACGGACGCGATCAAGAAGGCGCTGGGCATCCACTCCCCCTCGCGGGTGATGGCAGCTCTCGGCGTGTGGGTCGGCAAGGGCCTGGCCAAGGGTCTCGACAAGGGGCGCTCTGCGGTCCTGTCGACCATGAAGGTCATGGCGCTCGACGTCTCTGGCTACGACATCCAGCCGCCTGCGGTGGCTCAGCTCGACGTCTCGTCGGCGGTCGCTTCGGCGGTCGACGGCAACGGCACGTCGGGCGGTGTCACGAAGGTACTCAACTACTACGCGGCTCCGGGCTCGTCCCTCAACTCTGAGGAAGACCTGTTCGCCGCGTCGAACCGAGCAAGGATGGTGGGCTGGTAACGATGGCGAGACTCCTTCTGGAGAACGCCCTGGACTCCTTGTCCCTCAACGGGATCGAGGAGACTGGCAGGGGGGTGCAGGCAACGACTGGCGTGACCGGTCTGGGCCTGCCCCCCGTGTCGGTCCAGTGGCTGGAGGGTGCAGGTGACGGTGCTACCTACCGTCGTTCCCGCACCCTCCCCCGAGACGTAGACATCCCCCTGGACATCGTGGGGAGCAACCGAGAAGACCTGAAGCGGATCACGTCCCGGCTGGCGAAGATGCTGGCCGGTCCGTGCACCCTTCGACTGATCGAGGACGACGGGACCGACTGGTCCACCGAGGTCGTCCGCATCGGTGGTGGCGAGTACAGCTACGGCAACGACACCACCGGCATGAAGGACGTTCAGACGGTGATCACGCTTCGCGCGGGCGATCCGTACTGGACGTCCTCGGTGACCACCACCCAGCAGATCGGCGCTGGCGCGGCCAGCCCGTTCCTCTCCAGCTTCATGACGATGCCGGTCGCGCCCTCACAGGCGATGGGCGAGATCACGCTGGAGAACACGGGTGACGTCACCGCCTACCCCGTCTGGACCATCCAAGGTCCGGGCGACAACTTCAAGGCGATCTCCCCCAAGGGCGAGACGCTGTGGTGGAAGGGCACGCTGACTGCCAGCCAGTCGCTCATCGTGGACACCCAGAAGGGCACGGTGAAGCGCGAGGACGGCTCGAACCAGTACGCCCTTCTCGCCGCCGCTCCTCGGTTCTGGGCGATCGACCCTGGCACTGCAACCTGCACGGCCAGCCTCCTCAACACCACGTCGGCATCGCGAATCACGGTGCAGTGGAAGCCCCGGAAGTGGATGGTGATCTGATCCTGTGAAGCTCCGCGACCTGACGGTCGAGGTGCGGGACAAGACGCTGAAGCGCGTCGGTGCCATCCGCCCCGAGGAGCTGGTGCTCGAACTGGAAGACCAGTTCAACAACGTCGGAACCTGGAAGCTCACGCTGGCTGTCGAGCACCCGCTCGTCACAGCTCTGCGCACTCCGGGTTCCGGCGTTGTCATCACCGGCCCGACCGACATCCTGATGAGTGGCCCGACCTCGAAGCATGAGTTCGCGGCCACGCCCGACGACCCCGGTGGCTCGGTGGTCTTCGAGGGGATCTCCGACACCTGCGTGCTGTCGGACTACCTCGCCTTCCCTCAGCCGTCCAACATCAACCCGACCACGCAGACCCTGTCCCACGACATCCGCACCGGCAACGCCGAGACGCTGCTTCACGCCTACGTCAACGCGAACATCGGACCGAGCGCACCTGCCGGTCGACGCAAGACCGGACTCATCATGGGTGCCAACCTGGGACGCGGCACCACCATGACGAAGAAGGCGCGCTTCCCCGTCCTGGGCAACCTGCTCACCGAGATCGCCGTCGTGGATGGCCTCGGGTTCCGAGTCGTGCAGCGCGATGCGAACCTCGTCTTCGAGACGTACCAGATCACCAACCGTGCCAGCACCATCCGGCTCGACGTCATGAACGGCACCCTCGCGGGACAGCGAGTGGCCATCTCTCCCCCGGCTGCAACCCACGTCATCGTGGCTGGCCAGGGTGAGCAGGTCGACCGCACCTTCCGCGACGTCACGACCGCCGAGTCCCTTGCGGCAGAGGCTGACTGGGGTCGGCGCATCGAGGTCTTCCAGGACCAGCGCGACCAGTCCGAAGACGCAGAGCTCGACCAGTCCGGTCTGGAGACCCTGGCCGAGAAGGGCTTCACCGCAGTAGCCGTGCAGGCCGTTCCGATGGAAGACACGTCCATGACGTTCGGCATCGACTGGGGCCTGGGCGACGTCGTCTCGGTCGTGGTCGACACGCAGGAGCTCGTCTCCACCGTCACCGGCATGATCCTGAAGGCGACGGACGAGGGCTTCAAGATCGGCGTCGAGCTCGGCGACGCAACCGGCTTCAACGCCGAGGCTGCCTACTCGCAGCGAGTGAGCAACACGGAGACCCGACTGAGTCAACTGGAGCGCAACAGTTCCGGTTCTGGTGGCGTCTCTACCGATGACCAGATCATGCGAATCATGGGGGTGTGGTAACCAGTGGCCAACGTGCCCAAGAAGTTCTTCCGGGGCGTGGCCTCCACGACGCTCACGTCCGTCTACACGGTGCCGTCCAGCACGACGGCGATCGTCACGAACATCGTCGTGGCCAACGTCAACACGACCGCCTCCACCATCCTCATCAAGATGGGCGCGATCACGGTCATCCCGAACACGCCCGTCCCTGCGAACGGCATCTTCACCCTGGACATGACGCAGGTCATGGACGTCGCCGGTCAGGCGATCGAGGTCCAGGGCAGCACGACCGGTCTCGGCGTGCACATCTGTGGAGTGGAGGTGGCTGCCTGATGGGCTTCAACGTCATCCCTGCTCCCGAGGTCTCTGGCCTCGTTGGAGCTCCTGGACCGGCTGGCCTGAAGGGCGACGTCGGCTCCTCGATCACGACTGGCACCGCAGTTCCGTTGAACACCAACGGCGCTGACGGTGACTGGTACTTCAAGGAGGACACGCGCACCTTCCTCGGTGTGACGTCCACGAACTACACGATCTACAAGAAGGCGGCGGGCGCATGGTCCGTCGTCGGCGGCTCCGAGCTCGGCGGCTCGAAGATCTACCTGAACAACACCTCGACGTCGAGCACGGACACCAAGCCCGGCGACCTCTTGATCCGCACCGACACGGGCGACATCTGGCAGCGCAGTGCTTCCGGCTGGGGCACGGCTCTCGGCAACATCAAGGGGCCGCAGGGCCTTCAGGGCATCCAGGGAATCCAGGGTGTCGCTGGCCCGCAGGGTCCATCAGGACCGCAGGGTACGACCGGCGCGACTGGACCCCAGGGTCCGAAGGGCGACAAGGGTGACACTGGAGCGACAGGGCCTACGGGTCCTGCCTCCACCGTGCCTGGCCCGACTGGTCCCACTGGACCGCAGGGTCCGCAGGGAGATCCCGGCCCTACTGGTCCGACTGGGCCTACTGGTCCCATGGGTCCGGCTGGCGGCATCCCGCTGACCGGCGAGGTGTCCAACGTGAACGTCGCCATCAAGGGCAACGGCACGAACAACCTCATGGAGTGGAAGAACCCGAGCGGCACCATCGCTGCGCGCATCGGACTCAACGGCAACCTGGTTGGCGAGAGCGTCATCTACGCCAAGGCTGGCGTGCAGTTCGGCGCGACATCCACGGACTTCGGTGGTGGAGCTGGCGGCATCCTCGGGATCAAGGACGCCACTACGGTGCCGTCGACCAACCCGACCGGTGGCGTCGTCGTCTACTCCGAGGGCGGAGTCCTGAAGTTCCGCAAGCCGGACGGCACTGTCGTCACGGTCGGCGACGCGACCGGCGTCGTGAAGTCGGTGAACACCAAGACGCCTGACGTCAACGGTGCGGTCACCCTGACGGCTGGCGACCTCAACGCCGTCGACAAGAGCAACGCCATCCTGAACGACTTCATGATCATCAACGCTACGGCGGACACCAACTACGGCATCGTCGCCATGCGCAAGCTGAACAAGAAGCGGTGGATGTTCGCGGTCAGCGGTGCCTCGGAGACCGGCTCGGATGCAGGCTCGAACTTCATGCTCCAGAGCTACACCGATGCCGAGGCCGACAAGACCGTCCACATCTACGGGGAGCGATCCTCGGGCAACACGGTCATCGGCTCGACCAACCCCATGAACGGCTCTCGCCTGACCGTGGATGGTGGCGCTGTCGGCCTCGTCAACCAGGCGGCCAACCCTGCCGTCTCCAGCCTTGGCGCGCAGCTCTACTCCAAGTCCGGCAGGCCCTGGCTTCAGCGCAGTGGTGGTGCCACTCCTGGTGGCGCACTCAACTGGGAAGTCCAGCCGCGACCCGACACCTGGCTGCCGGAGGACCTGGGCCTGAAGGCGTGGTCCTCCGACCCTGTCGACCTCATGTCGACCGGTGCCTACACGGGCACGACGAGCGTGCGCATCACGGCAGTGAACCTGCGACAGGCCCAGTCCATCACGAAGATCGCGTGGCACTTCCTCGGGTACGCGGGCGGGCTCCAGGTTGGCTCCTGGGCTGCGATCTACAACTCGTCCGGCACGCGCCAGGCGTACAACGACCTGATCCATACCGGCACCAACGAGCCCGCCGAGCAGCACGCCTCGGGCGGTGGCACTTCCTACGTGCCGGTGACCGCAACGACGCTCACGCCGGGGATCTACTACATCGCCTGGCGGTTCATCTACAACACCACGACCGGCGATGGCCCGATGTGCCTCGCCTACGAGAACACTGCGGGCGCTCCGCCCAACGTCTTCGGCATCACCCCGGTCAAGCGGTTCGGCGTCCTGAGCAACACCTCGCTGACAGCGTCACCGGCATCCATCACGACCAGCTCGATCGAGAACGGAGCGAACCGCTTCTGGGCTGCGCTGGCGTAACCCCTTGTGACAGAAGGGAGTTCACTCCATGGGAGCAGGGCTCTACCCGCCCCCGAACGATCCGAGGAAGCCCCTCGGCATGAAGTCGTTCCAGTTCGTCGGCACCACCTCCTACGTCTACGACACGGAGACTCGGGCCTACCTGGCGACCTGGACCGGAGAGGCCAACAGGCTCTACCGGATCACGGCCAACATCGGCTGTGTCGACTCGGACACCGCAGGCGACCAGGCGACCACGGACCACGGCTCGAAGAACAGTGCCATCATCCGTGGCCGCTGGGCTGTGGGCACCGACGCCACGATCACCAGCACAGACGCGGGCTACATGCTCGCCTCCGTGTTCGATGACGACTCGCAGTTCAGCTCGGGCACCACAGTGACGTGGCACCTGGGCGGAGCCCCGGCTGGCCCTCTCGCGTTCGCCGTGACGCTGAAGCCGTACAAGCCTGCGGCCACCTACGGTGCGATCCGGCTGCTCGCTACGAGTGCCGCGATGAGCCTGACCGTCGAGGACGTTGGCCCCTGGCCCGTCGTGTAACCAACCCCATCCCTACTCAGGTACAGCGCAACCGAAGGAGCCCTACCCCCACATGGGCGCAAGCATCTACCCCCCACCCGTGGCTCCCGCACCGACGCCGACAACGCTGACGTCGGGTGTCACGGCTACCGCCAACTTCACGGTGAACAACTGCTTCCTGACGAAGCTCAACGGCGTGGCCACCGTGAAGGCGGACTTCCGGATCGACGTCGCGATGAGCGCCGGAAGCTCAGCTCCGTACAACCTGGCCGACACGGTCATCGGCACGCTCCCGGACGGCTTCCGCCCGAGGGACACCATGACAGCCCTGTACTCCACCGGGTACGCGGACGGCGAGTGTGACATCACCTCGAACGGCAACATCACGATCCGCACGACCAACACGTTCAGCCTCTCGGTCGGCGAGACCATCCGTGTCTCCGCGACCTACGTGCTGTAACCCACCCTGCACTTCAAGCCCCTGAGCCTTCTGGCCTGGGGCTTCTTCCATGCCCACCAGGAAGGAACCCCTCAGTGGCACAGACCTCCTACCCGTTCGATGCGCAGAGCGTCAACGAGTCTCAGTACAGCGCGTACTTCAGAGAGCTCCAGGACAACGGCGTCATCGGCTCCTCCGACACCTCGACCCTGAAGGTCACGTCGGCTGGCACCAACATGACCCTGTCCGTCGCGATCGGTGCAGCCATCGTGCGCGGCCACTTCTACAACAACGACGCCATCGCGTCGCTGACCATCGCGGCTGCCGACACGGCGGCTCGAACTGACCGAGTCGTCCTGCGACTCGACCCGGCTGCGAACAGCATCGTCCTGGCTGTCATCAAGGGCACGGCTGGCGGTGGCACTCCCGCGCTGACCCAGACTGACACCGGCATCTACGAGCTCTGCCTGGCGAACGTCGCGGTCGGTGCCAGCGTCACCTCGATCTCGGCTGCGTCCGTCACTGACCAGCGTCGCTGGGTCGGCTCGCGCATCGGCTCCTGGAGCACGGCGCTTCGCCCCACCACTCCCCGCGTTGGACGTCTCGGCTTCAACACCGACACTCTCGCCTGGGAGTTCTGGAACGGCACCGCGTGGACCGCTCTCGCCCCGACCGTCGACTGGAACACGATCCAGGGCAAGCCTGCGACGTTCCCGCCCTCGACGCACACTCACCCGGCTCCTGCCTGGGCTGACGTCACCGGCAAGCCGAGTGCGTTCAACCCTTCCGCTCACCTCCATGAGTGGAACGACCTGACGAACGTCCCGGCCACCTTCGCGCCGTCGACTCACTCGCACTCCTGGTCCTCGATCACCTCGAAGCCGACCACGTTCGCGCCGAGCTCGCACTCGCACAACTACATGGAGTACGGCGACACGATCTACCGGGCCAACGGCTCGGACCGTCCGCACAGCTACGGCCCGACCGGCTCCACTTGGTACGCCGTGTGGGTCGACGGCAACCACAACTTCTGCCGGAACACCTCCTCGATCAAGTTCAAGGAGAACGTCCGCGACATCGAGATCCGCCCCGAGGATGTCCTCGCGCTGCGCCCTCGCGTCTACGACCGCAAGCCCACCCTCTCCGAGGACGGCAAGCCGTTGGAGAGGCGCGTGGACGAGTTCGGTCTCATCGCCGAGGAGGTCGCCGAGACCCTGCCCCAGGTCGTCAACTACCTGGACGGCGAGGTCGACGGCCTGCGCTACGACCTGCTCGGGGTCGCCCTCATCCCAGTCGTCCAGGACCAGCAGGCTCGCATCGAGTCGCTGGAGGAGAAGGTCACCCGCCTGGAGAAGCTGGTCGAAGGACTGGCTTCGTGACCGTAGGCATGGAGCCCACCGTTCAGGTGGCGCTCGTCAGCACCGGAGGCACGATCCTTGTGACCCTCATCGGCGTTGCGGTCGAGATGCTTCGACGCAACCACAAGGCCCTGGCTGAGGTCAGGGACAACACGCAGGAAGCGCGCGACCAGGTCGCCAACAGCCACACCACGAACCTGCGCGATGACATGGATCGGCTTCACGACGACGTCCGGGAAGTCCTCGACGTCCTTCGTCAGCACGGCTCCGAGATCGGTGGCCTGCGAGCTGACCTTCGGCAGGAGCGCGTCGAGCGTCTTGCCGTGAGCGAACGGCTCGATCACCACCTCAGCATCACCGTCACCAAGTAACACACACACCGCGAAGGCCCTGGCTCACATCGAGTCGGGGCCTTCGCCGTACAGGAAGGAACTGCGAGTGACCGCAACTCAGAAGGTTCTCGACATCGCGACCGCAGAGGTCGGTGTCCATGAGAAGAAGGAGGCTGGCCACTGGGTCAACGACTCCAAGTACAACCGCTGGTTCGGCAAGATCCCCGGCTACGGCGAGGACGGCTACGGCTGGCCCTGGTGCGCCGCGTTCGTGGCGTGGGTCGCGGCTGAGGCTGGCGTCGCCAAGCTCTACCCGAAGACGGCGTCCTGCTCGCAGGGTGTCGCCTGGTGGAAGGCGCTGGGTCGCTTCAGCGAGTACCCGGCTGTCGGTGCCCAGGTCTTCTTCGGTACCAACGGTGCAACCCACACCGGCCTGGTCATCCGCTACGACGCGGACTACATCTACACGGTCGAGGGCAACACCAACGTCAACGGCTCGGCTGAGGGCGACGGCGTCTACGAGCGGAAGCGTGAGCGTCGCTCGGCGAACGTCTACGGCTACGGCTACCCGAAGTTCCCCGAGGGCATCGTGTCGGCTGACCCGAAGTACAAGGGCGAGGCTCCCGCAGCCCCGGCCAAGCCTGCTCCCGCGAAGCCTGCGCCTGCCCCGGTCAAGCCCGCTCCGAAGCCTGCTCCGAAGAACCCGATCTACCGACTGGCCGACGCGGTCAAGCCGGGTGCGACTCACGTCCAGGTCCGGGACATCCAGGAGCTCCTGATGAAGCTCGGCTACAAGATCCCCGGTGCGCCGACCAACTTCTACGGCAAGAACACCGAGGCCGCTGTGGCTGCGTGGCATGAGCGGAACCCGAAGTTCAAGAACATCGGCCTGCGTCGCGACACCCGCATCGGTCCGGCTGGCTACATCGCGCTCCAGAAGCAGTGCGGTCGTCGCTGATGGGCAAGCACAGTCTCCCCCTCAACCCCTCGAAGGAGTCCTTCGTGACCCTGCTCCTCCCCCTGCTCCCGGCCAAGGCCCGGCCCTACGCCAAGGCGATCCTCGCCTTCCTCGGTACGGTCGCCTCGGTCGCCACTCTGCTCTACGCCGATGACCCTCGCGTCGCGGCTGGCGTGCAGATCCTGACCGCGCTCGGCGTCTACGCCCAGCCGAACGGCTCGACCGGCGAGGACGAGTTCCCCGAGGACGGGCTCCCCGAGTCCGCCTACCAGGGCTGACCTGGTAACGCAGAAGACCCCCACCAGCTACGTGCTGAGTGGGGGTCTTCTGTCGTCTACTGGCCTTGGCCTCATGACTGCTTCATCGCCTCGATCTCCTCCAGGGTCATGATCTTCGCGCTACCGCGACGGCGAGGAGCCGCCGTCTTCTTCGGTGCCGTCGCCTTCTTGGCCGGTGCCGTGGGGTGCGGGACCTTCCCGCCGTACACCACTTCGAGGATCTGCTCGATCGGCTGGGCGTGGTCAACACAGAGGTCGAGCTCGGAACGACCACCGGGTGTGTTGATCGTGTAGTGCTGCGTCTCCTTGCCGAACTCGGTCTTGTCCACGTCGCAGACGGTGAGCTGGATCTGGGCCATGTGTGTAACTCCTTCACTGTGTGGGTGACTTGCTGAGTAGATGCAACCTACACGAAGTTGCTTGCACTGTCACGCTGAGTGTGCAACTCTGTGTCTCAGCGTAGTCAAGAAGTGGGACGCAGACAGAGAGGCAGGAACATGGGAGCACGGAAGATCCAGGACGAGGGCGAGGTTCTGCGCTGGTTCGAGGAGGGCCGCACCTACCAGTGGATGGTCGAGGAGTACCGGCGCAAGTACAACATCGAGACGGTGCCGTCCCTGTGGGGGAACTTCCGGCGTCGTCGCGGGTTAGATCGCCGCATCACCCGTAGCGACGAGCTCATCCCCTGGCAGGTCAAGCCCGAGCACCGCTGGCTGTACCCAGTCGGGATGCTGCGCGTCGAGGCTCGTCGCCGAGAGAAGGGCGAGGGCGCGCTCTCCGAGCTGGAGGCCACGCGCCTCGGTGCCTGGAAGCAGATGCTGAAGGACAACAACGCCGTGGTGCACTACGACCCGGAGACCGAGGAGGGCTTCTTCTACATCCCCCGCCAGGAGGGTGACGGGGACCTGGTCCACCCGCCCAAGCAGACCACCCGCCTGAAGGCTGCCGACTGATCGTTCAGCCCCCGTTCAGAGAGCGTTCAACAGTCTGTTAGCGTTCTCTCTGCTCCAGCCGGTGCCACGGAGGAGAGCGACCCCATCAGTCTGATGCAACTTGCACACTCGCACGACGACGTGTAGTGTCATCCGGGTCAGCGCAAGTTGCACACCGCACCGGAGGAGATACCAGCACCATGCCGTACCGCGATGCCCTGCCTGCCATGGACAGGGCGCACGGAGACCCGTACAGCTTCATCACCGAGGACGGGACGATCGAGTTCGTCTTCGACCTGGAGAACTTCGACTTCCACATCAAGGCCACGCCCGGCTACTCGCCGGACAGGATGCGCAGCATCTTGAAGCAGGCCGAGTGGTGGGGGCTGGAGCTGATGAAGTACGACGAGTGCGACGTGGACATGCTCGAAGGTGGGATCTGCCGGATCTACCTCACGCCCATCGTGCCGCCCGAGGTGGCCGAGGCTGAGATGGTCCGGGAGCTCCTGCTCCAGGTGGATGCGCTGACAGTGACGCCGATTGACACAACGACACTGGAGGTTGTTCCGCTTGACCCTGAACTTCATGGAGATCCCGAACAAGGCGCACCCGAACAACTCGGTGCCGCGTGACGGATGGGATCGCCCCCTCATCGTGCCGAAGGCTGGCGGCAAGCCGGTCGGGCACACCAGGACGACGACGTTCATCGACTGCATCGAGGACAAGTCGAACCTGATCAACTGGGGCAAGCGCATGGTGGGAGTGGGGCTGGCCAAGAACCCGGCCCTGCTCGACGCCATCCGTGAGCTCGACCCGAACGACAAGGACGACAAGCGCAAGCTGGACGGTCTCGCTGAGCGTGCCGTCGACATCAGCGGCGCGAACGACAAGCGCGAGAAGGGCACCCACCTTCACACGCTGAGTGAGTACGTCGACCGTGGTGAGCCTCTGCCCTTCGGCACGCCCCAGGTGGACGTCGAGGACATGATGGCGTACATGCTCGCCACGTCGGTGCTGAAGGTTCACGCCGTCGAGCAGTTCGTCGTGGTGAACGAGCTCAGTGTGGGTGGGACCTTCGACCGCACCTACGAGTACGACGGGCCTGGCCCGGACGGCAAGCCCATCTCGGGCCTGTTCATCGGCGACCTGAAGACTGGGTCCGTCGAGTACGGTGCGCTGAAGATGGCCAGCCAGCTCGCGATCTACTCGCGAGGAGAGAAGTACGACCACACCAAGTTCCCCGTGGACCACCAGGACAAGAAGGCCCTGGCCGCATGGAAGAAGGTGGCGGTCGACGCAGCCGAGGCGGAGAAGGCGTACAGCCCGCTCCCCCCGGTGAACCAGGACTGGGGCATCATCGTCCACCTGCCTGCGGGCACGGGACAGTGTGACCTGTACTGGGTGGACCTGAACATCGGATGGGCACTGGCCAAGCTGGCACTGACCATCCGCAAGGCCCGCAGCACCCGAGGTGCGATGAAGCCGTTCGTGACGCAGGTCACGGAGAACGAGCTTGCTTCTTCCGCTCCGAGTGTGTAACTTGTATCAAGTCAGAGCGACGCGGAAGCGACGAGCTGAAGCGCAAGTCGCAAGAACCGCGAGGTTGACACCAAGCTCCGGATCGTGTAACTTGTACCAAGACAGAGAGAACAACGAGAGGAGCACAACACAGTGAGGGAACTGACCGTCACGATCAAGTACGGCAAGGGCTACGAGGAGACCTGGGCGGTCTTCAAGGGCAACCCGGACGAGGTCCGCGAGGACATCATCTCCTACTTCGGCCTCATGCGTGACAGTGTGACCGAGCTGACCCTGAGCGAGCTGGTGGTAGAGGTAACCAGCCTGGCTCACGGCAAGGGCAACATCGCCCGATTCCTGGGTGGGACGATCATCCCCCCGAGTGAGCACAACGCTCCTCCCCAGACTTCCACGGCGTCGAACGAAGACCCGTGGGCTGCGGCCTCCAGCGCCGCACCGGCCCCGGCAGCTCAGGCTGACGAGGACCCCAACGCCTACATCCTGGGCGAGATCGAGAAGCAGACCGACGTCGCTTCGCTGAAGCGCCTCTGGGCTGAGAACCAGAGCTTCTTCTCGGACCCGAGCGTGATGGCTGCGTGGAAGGCCAAGGGCAAGGCCCTCAGCGCCGCGTAGCAGTACCGCTCCACTCAACAACCAACAGACACCGAGCATCGACTCACCGAACGAAGGAGAACAACACAGTGCTGAACTTCATGGACATCCCCACCCAGGGCGGCGGCTGGTTCAAGCCGAAGGACAACGTCGACGCGGTCGCGATCCTCATCGAGGTCAAGTCGTTCGACAGGCAGCGCCCGACCCCGAACGGCCCGAAGGACTCCGTCCTCGCTGACGTCTCCGTCTTCAAGACGCAGGCCGACCTGGACGCCGGTCGTCCGGAGATCGCGAAGGGCCAGCGCATCGAGCAGACGGTCCTCGCCCGTGACCTGGAGGCGATCGTCGGTGGTGCCACCATCGTGACCCTCGCGCAGATCCCGGCGAAGAAGCCCGGCGCGTACCCGGCGTGGGTGTGGCGTCAGGCCGAGCGTGCCGCTCAGCAGAAGGTCATCGACTACGCCACGAAGCGCGAGGCCGAGGTCAACGCGGCTCTCGACGCTGCGCCTGACTTCGACTGACGTGTGACAGTGTGATCGCCCAGGGGGCCGTTCTTCGGAGCGGTCCCCTTGGGGCAGTGAGAGAGGAGGTCGAGTGAGACCTGATCGAGACGAGTGGGCACTGGGCATCGCTGCCGAAGTGGCCACGATGGCTGACTGCACACGCTCCCAGGTGGGAGCCCTGATCCTGAACAAGCGCAAGCGCATCCTGGGCGTGGGGTACAACGGACTTCCGCCCGGCATCCCCGGCTGTGCGACGGCAGGTAACTGCCCCCGAGGACGGATGTCCTACGAGGAGGTCGCTGCGAACAGCGACTACGCCAACTGTGCAGCCGACCACGCCGAGCGCAACGCGATCCGAGACGCCCTGGACAAGGGCATCCACCCGGACGAGCTGAAGGGCTCGACCCTGTACGTGACCCGCAAGCCGTGCCCGGCCTGCCAGACCCTGATCACCGCCGTTGGAATCGAGCGCGTGGTCGTGAGAGGAGACAAGTAGTGCTCACCCCTGGAAGGTCCCTGTCGCTTCACGCGGAGTCGGGACGAGAGCTCCCCCGCGTCGAGGCGTTCGAGGCCCTGTACCAGAAGGGCGTTCGCCCCCGACATGGTGAGGTCATCATGATCGCCGGTCGGTCCGGCACGCAGAAGTCCGGCTTCGCTCTGTTCTGGGTGGCGTCGATGAACCTGCCCAGCCTGTACTTCTCCGCTGACATGAGCGCCTTCACGGCGTCCTCGCGTCTCGCCTCGATGGCGACTGGAGACACGACCGAGATGGTCGAGGCTGGCATGGCTCAGGGCGGCAAGCACCGACAGGCGTACCTGGATGCGCTGGCCTCCTCGAACATCACCTTCTCCTTCGGGTCGCCCATCACCTGGCGTGCCGTCGATGAGGAGCTGGAAGCCTACGTCGAGCTCTGGGACGCCTACCCCGAGGTGATCGTGTTCGACAACCTGATGGACTTCGAGGGCGCTGAGTCGGACTACACCGAGCAGATGGCCGTCATGTCCAACGCGACCGAGCTGGCCCGTGCTACGGGTGCGACGGTCATCATCCTGCACCACGCTTCGGACAAGAGCTGGGAAGCCAAGAGCGACCCGTGGGCTCCCCCGTCCCGCGACCAGGTGAAGGGCGGTCTCTCCGAGAAGCCTGAGCTGTCTCTGACGGTGGCTCTCGACCCGACCAGCCTGGAGTACCGAGTCGCCTGCGTGAAGCAGCGCATGGGTCCGTGTGACCCCACGGCGCGCAGCTACGCCATGATGCGCTGCCACCCGGACGTGACCCGCTTCTCGAAGCTGGAGGTCATGGCCAAGACCAGCCAGCCCAACACCCCGGCTCCTGCCGGATCGGGCTGGACCCCAACGACTTCGCTCGAACGCCTTGGCCTTGGCTGAGAGTGTGGTAGTGTGAGCATCACGAACGGGGGAGGCGCACCGGAAGGTGCGCTTCTCCTCGAAGGGAGTGTGAGAGTGTGAGCAACCCCGTCAGGAACAAGAAGAAGGGTGCCGAGTGGGAGAACGAGTTGAAGAACAAGTTCCGCCTCGTCGGCAAGGACATCGAGCACCTGCACCTGAACGGCAACGAGGACGAGGGTGACCTGGTCATCCGGAACGGCGACGGCACCTACCTGGTGATCGAAGCGAAGAACGCGAAGATGGACGCGAACACCTTCGTGCGGGAGATGGAGGCCGAGGTCGGCCACTTCGCCCAGCACCGGGGCATCGACCCCGACAAGGTCGACGGCGTCGTGATCGTGAAGGCGTACCGCAAGCCCTGGCGCAAGGCGTACATCATCACCACGGTCGAGCGGTACTTCGGTCTGGCGGACGAAGCGTGATCGGCTTCATGGGCTGGGACATGACCCAGGCGGAACGCGATCAGCTCGCCGATGAGACCGAAGCCTTCTTCGCCTTCATCGAAGACCCCGAGTCCGACATGGACGTGATCCTCGCCATCGAGGAGTTCTACGGGGTGACCGTGTAGATGGCGATCCAGTGGAGAGAGCCCAGCAAGCCGAAGGGCAGGAGCTGGGACAACGACGACGACACCAAGCCTGAGCTCTCGGCTGTGCTCGACCACTACGAGGTCGACTTCAACCCCGAGCGGGCAACCGGCATGGGCCACTGCCCACTGCACGACGACAACACACCCTCGATGTCCTACAACACGGACAAGGGGCTCTGGCGCTGCCACTCCTGCGGAGAAGGCGGCGACAGTTACACGATGATCATGTTGAAGGAGGGGACAGACTTCCGTGGAGCACGAACCGTTGCAACCACTCTCGGCCTCCCAGAGGGAAGCTCTGGAAGAAGCGACAGCGAGCTACGAGGCAGCCGTTACGGCGGAAGCCGCAAGGTACCTGCTGGCTCGCGGCCTGGATCGAACGGCGGCGGTTACCAACCGCGTTGGCGTCGTAGCTGATCCGTTCCCCGGTCATGAGAGGTTCCGAGGCTTCCTCGCGATCCCCTACCTGGACCGGAACGGCAAGCCCCTGTCGATGCGCTTCCGCTGCATCCAGGACCACAACCACCGCGACTTCGGTCACGGCAAGTACATGGGCATGAAGGACGAGCCGCCCCGGATGTTCAACGTGGGTGCCGTCCACCGAGCTGGCAGCGAGATCGCTGTCACCGAGGGCGAGTTCGACGCGATGGTGCTGAACATGATCGGCATCCCCGCAGTCGCTGTCCCTGGAGCTCAGGGCTGGCGGGGCCACTACCGACGGATGCTCGCTGGCTTCAACCGGGTCTGGGTCTTCGGTGACCCGGACGACGCGGGAGCCGAGCTCACGCAGAAGATCACCCGCTCGCTGCGTTCCGCCAAGGGTGTGCGCCTGCGAGACGGCGACGTGACCGACACCTACCTGAAGGGCGGGGCTGACGCCCTGCACGCACTGATGAAGACGGAGGACTCGAAGTGACCGAGACGACCCAGACGAAGAAGACCACCCGCAAGGCGAACCCGCTGACCGCGATCGTCAACGAGGTGAAGGCGAAGGCCGAGGACCACGACGATCTCCGCTTCGTCGGCGGTCGAGTGATGGAGTCGGGGCAGGCGTACCACGCCGAGCAGGAGCACCGCTGGAGCTCGATCAACCAGAGCCGGTCGGACATGGGCACCCTCGGTGTCGACGGCCTCCTGGTCGAGGACGCTCACGCTGCGGGCGCTGCCACCACGGACGCCGACCGGCGCGAGGCGCTGATCCTCCTGGCTGCTCAGGCTGTCGCCGCTGTGGCTCAGCTTGACCGTGGTGAGGGCTGATGCCCCTGCCGGGTACCGAGAGGTTCCCTGCGGTTGAGCGGGTCTGGCAGGCCCTCGGAGAACGTGAGCGTGACCTGTTCTTCGACCACCTCTACGGGGGTACGTCAGCCGACTGGCTGGCCACGACGCTGCGCAAGTACGGACACGACGTGTCCGCCTCCACGATCCGCACCTACCGAAGGAGCCTGAACCGTGTCTCTGAAGGATGAGCTCCTGAAGAAGCCTGTCGGCCCGAGCATCGCCGCCCGGAAGACCAACCCCGACAAGGACTTCACCCGCCAGATCGAGGTCCAGGGCGACGTCGCTGCGGTGACTGTGCGAGGTCTGCCGGACGAGGTGGACGAGAGCGCGGCTGCGGACTACCTCCGCTCGAAGGGCGAGGACCCCGAGCTGTGGATCGCTACCGGCTTCCGCTCGGGTGAGTGGACGATGGCGAACGGCGACGTCGGGGTGAGCAACCGCTACACCTTCAAGCGCCGTGACCCGCTGCTCGACTTCGAGCGTCCCTCCCTGGACGAGCTGCTTGCAGCCGTTGACAACTTCGGCCCGAGTGTGACAGTGTCGCAGACGGACGGGGAGCACACCTTCATCGTCGCCATCGGTGACATGCAGTTCGGCAAGATCGACGGCGATGGTGTGGAGGGAACGCTCCAGCGGACGATCGAGTGCCTGAACAAGGCGGCTGCCCTTCTGGAGCAGTACCGCCTGCGCTTCCCGATCGGCCACGTCCACATCGCCTGGCTCGGTGACCACATCGAGGGCTTCGTCTCTCAGGGTGGGGCCAACACCTGGCGCACGGTGCTCACGCTGAACGAGCAGATCCGCCTCACCCGGCGAGTGATGCTCCACGCGCTGCTCCTGTTCTCGCCGATGGTCGCTCGGCTCACGATGGCTGCTGTCCCTGGCAACCACGGTGAGGCTGTCCGGATCAACGGCAAGGGCGTGACGCGGTACGACGACAGTCACGACACCGAGTCCCTGATCGCCGTGAAGGACGCGGCTGACCTGAGCCCCGAGCGGTTCGGTCACGTCGAGTTCTTCGTGCCGGACACGGACGAGCTGAGCGTGGTGGTCGAGTGCAGCGGGACGGTCGTCGCCCACGTCCACGGTCACCAGTTCCGACCGGGCAAGCACTTCGACTACTGGAAGGGGCAGGCGTTCAACCGAGCGTCCGCCTTCCATCAGGCCGACCTCCTGCTGGCTGGCCACCTGCACCACGAACACGTCGACACCGATGGGTTCCGCACCTTCATCCAGCCCCCGGCGATGGAGTCGGAGAGCACCTGGTGGAGGCACGCCAAGGGTACGACCGGTGCCCCTGGCCTCATCGTCGCTGTCACGAAGGACGGCAACACGAACCTGAAGGAGGTGGTCCGATGAACATCATCGAGATCCAGTCGAGCGAGACCGTCGAGCCGCCTGTGGCTGACTGGTCCTGGTACGAGCCGGGCAACGAGATCGACAAGGTGATCGAGCGGGCAGCTCGGCACATCGCCAACAAGTACGACGACACCCGGACGACGGAGTTCGAGGACGCCTACCAGGACGGCCTGATCTTCGTGGCCACGCGGAAGAACCTGCGGGCTGCGTTCGGTGAGCCGGGCCTGCTGTACTCCCGCCTCGTCCAGGACCTGACCGACAAGAACAAGCAGTCCGCGACGAAGCGGTCCCACTCTCGGATGACGAGTTACGAGGCGAACCTCACGAAGCTCGAAGGGCTGGGTGTCTGAGTGCCGGGAGCCTACGACAGGGCGCTGGTGGAGCAGCTTCTGCCAGCCCACTTCGACCCGGCCTCGGCCTACGGAGTGAAGAACGAGACGGCACCCGACGCTGACATGCCGAAGGTGAAGGCCAACCCCAAGCACGCGAACACGCTGTACGCCCACCTCGCCGACATGAACGCGGCATGGAGGTGGGCGGTCGCGGGCGGGCTGTCGTGGGAGGAGGCGCGAGCCACCCTCATGCGGTACGGCCTGGACTGGACCTACGAGTTCATCGCGTTCGAGGAGAACTGCAACAAGAGCACGGCCCAGCGACGGTGTGAGCGGGCGGTCGGGAAGATCGCTGCCTACCTCAACCAGGACCGGTACGTGGACGGCTACGACATCAAGGAGGAAGCAGCGTGAGCGAGACCACCCCCGAGGTTCCCGTCGAGGAGCCCCAGCCCGAGGTCCCCGTGCATGAGCCGGTCGATCCCCCGGCCGACATGGACGAGAGCGCGATGGAGTTCTGGGATGACACGACCCAGACCTACTACGAGCGCAGCGCGGACGGCCTGGTCTACTCCCGGCCCTACACCGAGAACGAGCTCGCTCGGTACGCGAAGGAGCGGCAGCTCGACCAGCTCGGGACGGAAGCCAAGGCGGCTGTCGGCTACCTGGACGACCGGCTGGTGAAGGCCCTGGCCTACACGCAGATCCCTTCGCCGTCGCCCGAGCAGACGCAGGCAGCGATCCTCAACCTGTGCGACCTGGCCGCGTACAGCGCAGGCACCCTGAAGCGGGTGCTGGTGGTTCTCGGTGACGTGGTGGGTCGCCCCGTGGTGTGACAGTGGTACAGTGTGACAGTTGGATCGCAGGCGGCAGCCCTTCGGGGTTGTCGCCTTGCGGCAGTGAGAGAGACATCTACTTCAAGGAGGACCCACTCAGTGAGCAACACCATCCCGTTCGGCCCGACCGGTCAGACCGTCTACGAGCGGACCTACTCCCGCACGAAGGCCAACGGCGAGAAGGAGACCTGGCCTGAGACCGTCGCCCGTGTGGTCGAGGGGAACCTCGCGCTGGTTCACGGTCCTCGCGCAGGCTGGGGTGTGACAGTGTCGCAGGAGGCCGAGAAGCTGACCGCCTACATGGAGCGGTTCGCCATCCTCCCGGCTGGTCGACACCTCTGGGCGTCGGGCGTCAAGGGCAGGCAGTACCTGTTCAACTGCCACGTCTCGGGCTGGGGCGAGAAGCTGTCCCGGCACTTCGAGTTCACCTTCCTCCGCCTCATGGAGGGCGGGGGCGTGGGAGCGAACTACTCCTCCCGCTTCCTGGAGCCGTTCGGCGCACCGCGTCGTGAGCTCGACGTCCACGTCGTGTGTGACCCGACCCACCCGGACTACGCCGAGATGCGCTCGGCTGGCCTGCTGTCCACCCAGTACGACTCCGACTGGGACGGAGCCTTCGAGGTCGAGGACTCCCGCGAGGGTTGGGCTGACGCCCTGGTCGACCTGATCGACACCTTCATGACCGACGACGAGGTCAAGCACCGAGCCCGCGTCTACGACGTGAGCCGAGTGCGGGGCAAGGGTGCCCGACTGAAGACGTTCGGCGGTACGGCGTCGGGTCCTGGCCCGTTCGCCCGCATGATGATCGAGGTCGGTCGGGTCCTGAGCAAGGCCGCTCACGACATCGGTGAGTGGGCCGTCGACCCCTACGTCACGCCGACCGAGGCCATGGAGATCGACCACGCCATCGCCGAGTGTGTGGTGTCGGGAGGTAACCGTCGCTCTGCCCGCATGGCGATCTGCCACTGGGCCGACGAGCACATTGACGAGTTCCTGTCGTGCAAGGTCGACGGCGCGAAGCACTGGACCACCAACATCTCGGTCGAGATCGACCAGGAGTTCGTGGAGCGGCTGGCCCTGGGTGAGCCCGAGGCCGTCTACGTCCACCGCAAGGTGGTCGAGGGGATGCTCCGCAACGGTGAGCCTGGCTACTGGAACAGCACGATGTCCAACGAGGGCGAGGTCGGCGAGGTCATCGCGACCAACCCCTGCGGTGAGATCGCGCTCGAAGCCTGGGAGAACTGCAACCTCGGTCACGTCAACCTCGATGCGTTCGCTCCGTCCGTCAAGGGCGGGGAGTTCGATGAGGCTGGCATGAAGGAGGCGCACGCTCTCGTCACCCGGTTCCTGATCCGTGCCACCTACGGTGACGTGAACGACGCGGAGCAGGCTGATCGACTGGCGCTGAACCGGCGCATCGGTGTCGGGCACTTCGGTGTCCAGGGCTTCCTCGCGAAGTCCGGCATCCGCTACTCGGTCGCCCCGTTCTCGTTCATGCCGTCGCTCCTGGAGGATCTGTACGACGTCGTCCGTGAGACGGCTCGCGAGTACGCCTTCGAGCTGCGCATCCCGGAGCCGGTCAAGGTCACGACGGTCGCGCCGACTGGCACGATCGCGAAGATGCCGGGCGTGACGGAGGGCATCCACCCGATCTACGGGCGGACGTTCCTGCGCCGTGTCCGCTTCTCCTACTCGGACGCCGACCAGGCTGCACAGGTCGACAAGTTCTTCGGTCAGGGCTTCGCCGTGGACGCCTGCGTCTACGACCCCTCGGGGAACACGATGGTCGTCACCTTCCCGACGAAGGACAAGCTGGTCGCCGAGGTCGAGGACATGGGCTTCGAGCCCGAGCTGGTCGAGTCCGCAGACGAGCTCACCCTGGACCAGATGCTCAGCTTCCAGGCGATGTACCAGACCCACTACGCGGACAACGCCGTGAGCTTCACGGCCAACGTTCCCGAGGGCCTGGACCTGGACGAGACGATGGCTGTCATCGCGAGCTGGCTCCCCCACCTGAAGGGGACCACGATCATGGTCGACGGCACGCGAGAGCAGGCTCCCTACGAGCGCATCACCGAGGCGGAGTTCGAGCAGTACGAGCTCACCCGAGTGGAGGATGGCACGGACGAAGACTGCGCGTCTGGTGCGTGCCCGGTTCGGTGATGTTGTAGGTTCCTGCTTCCACCATCGAAGGGAGCAGGAACCATGGGCGTTACCCGCAAGAGCATGAGCGTGATGTCGCTCGGGCTGATCGACTGGAAGTCCGACAAGGAGCGCATGGCCGCTTCCGCTCGGAAGACCAAGAGCGCAGCCCGGAAGACGAACAAGCTACTGAAGGAGCAGAACAAGATCCTGAAGAAGCAGATCGGCTGAGACGCCGGTCACAAGTAGCCCCCTGGGACTTCGGTTCTGGGGGGCTTCTTGTTGTACCTTCTCGGGCATGAAGAACGAACGAGTGATCATCGACCTGGTTGACGACATCGACGGTACGGGGACCGCTCGAACCATCACCTTCGCCGTGGATGGCGTGACCTACGAGATCGAACTGAACAGGAAGAACGAGGCCAAGTTGATGAAGGCGATGGCCCCTTGGGTCACCGCTGCACGGAAGGTGTCGGCTACCCGACAGACTCGGCGGCGTCGAGCCCCGAAGAAGGTGGACAACGCGGCGGTCCGACAGTGGGCTGGAGAGAACGGCGTCGAGGTGAGCGCGACTGGCCGTGTGCCGAAGGCTGTCATCGAGCAGTACGAGGCGGCGGTGGGCTGATGGAGTTACACCCCACGACCCGGCTCCTGGCGTCCATGAAGGAGCGCGGTACCTACTGGCCTGACGTGGAGGCCGACCTGTCGGAGCCGGAGACCGTGACCCCTGTGCCGGGGTTCGAGACCCGGCTCCGCTTGTGTGGCGGGAACTGGCAGGGCTACGTCGAGCCCGGCAAGAGTGAAGGGCACTACGTCCTGGTCGGCGTGCGCCCGCGAGACCGTGCCGAGGAGGGCTCAGGAACGCCTGTCGTAGGCGTCCCGGTCTCTCGGTCCATCCCACGATCGAGCGGCGGTTCAGGGAGCCGCTGGCCCGCTTCCTGGGGTGAGCTACAAGGACGGCTCATCGAGCTCGGCTACAAGATCGAGCAAGGTCGGACCCACCTCGGGATCTACGACGGCGAGAAGAAGGTCGGCACTCTGCCGGTCTCTGCCTCGGATCACCGAGCCCTGGTCAACGCCTGCACTCAGCTCCGTCGCGAAGGGATTGACGTCTCTCGCTGAGGGCGTACCTTCGAGGTGGCGGCGGCTTCCCTTCAGCGCCGATCTGGTCGCAACAGGGACTCGTTCTCGGTGGCACCCGAGAAGCCCTGTTGGGGGGCCGTCGTCCCTACACCCAGCTCACGGACGTCGTGACAGAAGCGGGCGTTCGAGGTGGCGGCAAGGGCCGAGACTCCCCCGCGATGCGCGGTGCGGGAGCCGGTCGAGAGGGCGCGATCGAGGCGATGAACGCCTCTCGCTGGTCCTCGGGCAGGGCCAAGACCGACTCGGCCAGGCGCTCCAGGGTCTGCCCGTTCACGGGTGTTCCCGCAGGTCAGAGCTCTGCCGGACAGTGAGCGGGAGCATCTTCCCGCCAGTCGGTGCCAGTTGTGGCCATGTGTCCATCTGGGGGCAGATGGATGCAAGGTCACATCCAGTGGTAGGTTCCTCACCATGAGCAACCGACTACATGAGTACGACGTCGAGGCGGAGTGGAGTCCAGCCGACCTCGCCCTTCTAGCCCAACTGGAACAGCACGAATCCCTACTGCCCGAGGATGCGCCGCGAGCCCTGCTCTCGGTGCGTCTGTCCGTCTTCACTGAGGACACCACCTCGCCCGTCCGCCAGGAGCTCGACCTTCGCCAGCTCGCCCGCGACAAGGGGATGCGAGTGGTTGGCGTAGCCAGTGACCTGAACGTGTCGGCAACCAAGGTACCCCCGTGGAAGCGCAAGTCCCTCGGGGCCTGGCTCAACGATCGGGTGCCCGAGTTCGACGCCCTCCTGTTCTGGAAGGTCGACCGGTTCATCCGCAACATGAGCGACCTGTCTCGGATGATCGACTGGTCCCATCGGTACGAGAAGAACCTGATCTCGAAGAACGACCCGATCGACCTGAGCACCCCGCTCGGCAAGATGATGGTGACCCTGCTCGGCGGTATCGCCGAGATCGAGGCAGCGAACACGAAGGCCCGCGTCGAGTCCCTGTGGGACTACAACAAGACTCAGTCCGAGTGGCTGGTCGGCAAGCCTCCCTACGGGTACACGACGGCGCGAGACGAGCACGGGAAGAACCGTCTGGTCATCGACCGCCAGGCGTCCGAGGCTCTGCACCTGGCACGGGAGCGGGTCATGGCCGGACAGTCCACCAGTGCCACCGCCGTCGAGCTGAAGGAACTGGGCCTGATGTCTGCCGGGCTCACTGCGGCCACGCTGGCACGTCGCCTGCGGAACCCTGCGCTGCTCGGCTACCGGGTGGAGGAGGACAAGAACGGCGGGGTGCGTCGGTCGAAGGTCGTGACCGGGCATGACGGCAACCCGATCGTCATCGCTGAACCGATCTTCACTCAGGAGGAGTTCGACTCGGTCGGGGCCAAGCTCGATGAGCGGGGCAAGAACCAGCCCACTCGCCACATCGGCGGCGCGACGAAGTTCCGAGGCGTGATGGTCTGCGTCGAGTGCGGGACGAACATGATCGTCCACCACACCCGGAACAAGTTCGGTGAGTACGCCTACCTCCGGTGCCAGGGCTGCAAGAGCGGTGGACGTGGAGCACCCCATCCGCAGGAGGTGTACGACGAGCTGGTCCGGCTGGTCCTCACCGCTGTCGGGGACATGCCAGTCGAGAAGCGGGAGTACGCCCGAGGGGCGGAGTCTCGGGCCGAGACGAAGCGTCTGGAGGAGACGATCGCGCTCTACATGAAGGGCCTGGAGCCGGGCGGTCGGTACACGAAGACGCGGTTCACGATGGAGCACGCCGAGGCGACGCTCGACACCCTGATCGCGGAGCTCGAAGCCATCGACCCGGACACCACGACGGACCGCTGGGTCTACGTCGCGGGAGGCAAGACGTTCCGGGAACACTGGGAGGAGGGCGGCATGGACGCGATGGCCATGGATCTGCTTCGGGTCGGCATCAAGTGCACCGTGAAGCGGGAGAAGATCCCCAAGGTGCGCGCCCCGAAGGTGACCCTGGAGCTGAAGGTCCCGAAGGACGTCCGTGAGCGACTGATCGTCCGAGAGGACGACTTCGCCGAGCGGTTCTGAGGCACAACGCAAGAAGCCCCCGTCCTCGGAGATGAGGCGGGGGCTTCGTTGTGCGCTACAGCAGCTCGGGGTCGAACGGAACTTCGGTGCCGTCCTCCAGGACGATCACGATGTGGCCCTCGATCACGGTGCCACTCGTCCGGCCATCTCGAAGGCGCGGTGAGTGACGGGCATGGTGTCCATGAAGATGAGCTCCATCTCGTCGGCCACCATCTCGATCTCGCGGAGCGGGAAGCTCGGGACCGTAGCGTTCTGGCGCTTGGTCCGGAGGGAGAGGAAGTGCATGAGGCTGCGTGCGTTGCACGTCGCCCAGAAGGACGTGTAGATGCCGACCGGCAGGACGTTGCGCGCTACCTCGCGGGCCACGCCCGCACCGAGCTGTTCCCGGTAGGCGTTGAAGGCTGCGGCGTAGGCGTCGCGGTGGTTGTGCACTGCGGACAGGGACTGAAGGAACGTGCCCGGCTGGAACTCGTAGGCTCCAGGCTTGCCGACCTGGACCAGGTTGCGGTCACCGGCTGGCACGTAGAAGACGGGGTCGAGCTCCTTGTACCGCGCGCTCTCCTCGTTGTAGCTCCAGCCTGCGCGATGGCGGAAGAACTCTCGGGCCACGAAGATCGGGGCCTCGATGTAGAAGGTGAAGTTGTTGTGCTCGAACGGGCTGCCGTGCCTGTCCCGCATGAGGTACTTGATCAGACCCTCGATCGGCTTGCCGGTGTCGAGCGAGTCGGCCCCTACGGTGGAGACCCGAGCAGCGCGGGCCACGTCCTCGTCGGATGCGTCGGTCTTGATGAGCTGGACGGTCATGTCGGACCTGGTGGTGATGTTGATGGGACTTCCTCTCAGTACCAGTGTGGGTAGCGGTTGTTCCAGAAGGCGAGGGCTGCGCTCGGCTTGCCGTAGCGCGCCTTGATGTAGCGGAGACCGGCCTCGATCTGCCTCTCGGGATCGGAGGTCTTCGGGATGCCGTAGCCGGACCAGGTGGAGTCCAGGAACTGGGCGATCCCGTAGGCGGTGCTCGTCGGGTTCTGTGCGTCGGGGTTCCAGTCGGACTCGTTGGTCCAGAGCTGCTCCAGGGCCTCCCACTCGGAGCCTGTCCACCCACGCTCGGCTGCCATTGCCTTCCCGAGCTGCTTCGGTGTCTGTAACTTCGGCTTCGGGCTCGGCGTCGGCTTCGCGGTCTTGCTCGGCGTCGGTGTCGGCGTCGGAGTGGCGGTCACGGTGACGGTGACCTTCGGGATGGGCTGGGTGTCGTGGATCGCGGGCTTCGGCTCGGCCTTGGCCTTGTCGACCAGGACAGCGCCGCCCAACATGCCCAGCGAGAGGGCCGAGGTCAGTGCGGTGACTCCCGCAGCGATGCTCAGCCCGTCTCGCCGTGCTCTGTGCTTGCCGTGATGCAAGTTACACACCCGCCTGCAACTGGCGAAGGTGGATGATCTCGGTGCCCTCCTGGGCGAACTCCTCCAGCTTGGCGAGCATCTTCCAGGCGTACTGGCTGACGCCGAGGCCGGTGCGGTAGATGACCGAGGGGTTGCGGTCCTTCAGGAGGTGGATCATGCGGAAGGGGATGATGTTCTCGGGCTTGACCTCGGGGAACATGCGCGCCTGGTGGTACCCGTAGACGACGGCGATGGGGTCGGTGTTCTGCGTCACTGTCAGACTCCTCTGCGGTTGAACGAAGCCGCGATGGCGGCGAGCGTGTTGGGGTGCTGGCTCTGGGCTCGGCGGATGATCGCCGCGTGCTTCAGGCGCAGCTTGCGGTGCTCCTCGATCAGGGACTCGACCATGTCGAGCACGACCACAGGTGCGGAGTCGGGCGGGATGCCCAGGTGCTGGCTCATGGCGAGCAGGGCGTCCTCGGGGCTGACCTCGTAGCTCATGCGGCCACCAGCCGGTCGTTGAAGTGGCGACGGGACTCGGAGGTGAGGTGGAACAGGCCGAAGTCGCAGGTGTAGTACCTGGACTCGCGGTAGCTGCCTCGCCTGGTGCCCCGAGCCTCTGCCGCTCGGTCTCGCTTCGCCTGGGCTCGACCCAGGGCCTTGTCGGCGTCCCGCTCGGTGCGGAAGCCTCGCTTCAGGCCGCACTCGCAGAACCTGTAGTCGACGGTCTTGGTCTTGCTCACGATGGGCTCCTCTACTTCCGGTACTTGTCGCAGGGGCAGGACTGGAGGAAGCACTGCCCTCGGGCAGGGCCAGCCATGCTGTGGGTGAAGGGGGCGTGCCCGCAGTCGGGGTGCAGGCAGTACGGGGACCAGCCCTTCTTGCCGATGTCGTTCGCCTTCAGCACGCCGGGTGAGTAGAGCTTCACCGCACGGAACGTGCCGCCCAGACCTCCCAGATGCTGGAGGTGGGTCTTGATGTCGGCCTCGGAGTAGAACGGGCCGTAGTTCAGGCCCTTCTCCCCGTCCTTCCAGATGTGGGTACCGGCGAAGGTCTCCCGCATGGACAGGATCTCGACCATCTCGTTGATGAGGGCCTTGGCCATGGTCTTGGCGTCCGGGTAGTCCGAGGACTCCAGGATCTCTACGATCTTGTTGTACTCCTGAGCGCGAGGCGTGAACCTCATGAGTCTCCTCTCGAAGGGGACCACCCACTCGCGCAGGTGGTCCCACTGTCACACGTTGATCAGGCCGGACGGTGGGCGACTCGGAAGCCCCACCTTCTGGCGTGGACGAAGGCTTGGACGTTCTGGGTGGTGCCGATGTGCTTGGTCGGGTTCACCCAGTGCCCGGCCTGCTTGAAGAAGGTCGGGGGGACGACGTCCACCCCCACGATCACGCTGCCGTTGGGCAGAGCGTCGAGATCCTTGATCTCCCGCAGGATCGTGTCGTCCTGGGGCAGCGGCGAGATGAGCTCGACCGGGAAGGCGAAGAAGCTGGAGTAGACCGGATCGCGGAAGCCGACTACCTCGAAGGTGCCGTTGCCGAGGCTGACGCCCTGGTCTCCCTCTCGGTCCTCGATCTTGGCTCCTGCGGGGAGCAGGTCCAGGTCGGGGACGGTGTGAAGCGTGGTCACTGCTGTGTTCCTCTCGTTCGTGTGCCAGTGTGACACACTCAGGCCAGGCGATGCAACTTGCACGCTCAGAGCGTGAGCGCCTTCAGGTTGATGAGCGCGGCGGTGCCGAGCAGGTGGTGGTGCAGGTCCTCGACCGTGCCGTTGTTGTTGACGGTCACGTCGAAGCGGTAGTGGTCGAGGGCGACCTCGCTCTCATGCACCCAGCCACCGGGGTCCTCCTTCGGACCCACGCCCGGACGGTTGATCCGAACCAGCGTTCCACCGGCCTTGCGGATGGCGTCGGCCTCGTTCGGGAAGCGCACGTCGGTCACGACCAGCGCCTCGTTCTCGGCGTCGAAGTCCTTCATCAGGGAGTCGACCCAGATGTTCGCGCCGAGCACCTTGCGACCGGCCTCGGTGCCTGCACGCTGGAGCAGCCTTCGGATCTCGGGGAACTGGCGCTTCGCTCGGTCCCACCCGTAGGCGTCGACCAGCTTGGCCAGCCGGACCACACCGACGTCGGGGTAGGTGTCCACCCACGGGTCGAGCGCCAGGAGGAAGGAGCGGAGCCGGTCGGCGAAGGCGTCCCGCCTCCAGCCACCCACAACCAGGGCGGCAGCCGCCTCGTCCTTGCCAGATCCGGCGTAGCCAGACAGGCCGATCAGCAGGGTCGGTCCACTCACTTCGGGTCCTCCTCGTAGGGGTTCAGGTACTGGGCGGCGTAGCTCACGCCCATGCCGGTGTAGAAGTTGCGACCCATCGGGTCGGGGATGTCGAGCTCGGCCAGCTCCTGCGCTGCCTCCCACCGAGCGGCCTTGACCAGGTCGAGCAGCGACTCGCGCAGCTCCTCGTACTCCTGGCCGTACTTGTCGTAGGTGTGCTCGGCGATGGCCTCCTCGACCGTCCACCGGTACTCGTTGCCGACCCAGGGACTCACGCAGCCACCCGGTTCTCGGCAGCCTTGACCAGGCCGTCGAGCAGCGTCTCCAGCTCGGGGTCGGAGCCACCGATGAGCTCCAGGATCTGGCTCTTGACCTCGGACACCAGCGAGGTGTCGGTCACGAAGCGGGTCGAGCGCCACACTCGGCGCGTCCCGTAGTGGTCGTCGTAGATCGACTTCACGAAGGTGTTGGTCGGCTCGATCAGTCCGAGGTTGCGGGCTCGCTGGAACGCACCACCCAGGGCGCGGGAGTTCTTCGGGCGCTCCAGACCGGAGGCCCAGACGTCGTCGGCGGAGAAGGTCGGGCGAGTCAGCGCCAGGTCGGTGATGATCTCGACCGCCTCGGCCCTCCACTCCTCGGTGGTGGCCTGGTAGGTGTTCTCGATGACGTCGTTGAGGTTGCTCACGGGGTCGTTCTCCTCTGTTCGTGGCGGGTCTTGCTGAGTGCGCGCCTGGGCCTCGAACCCAGGTGGCTGCCGGTCGCGCTACCTACTCACACTGTCACACCAGGTCGAGCTCGAACTCGGCGAGCTCGGTGACCTCTCCACCCTCGGTCAGGTAGCCGGACTGGATCATGTCCATGGCGACTCGTCCGTAGTGACCCTGGAGGGTCCAGGCCATGCCGCTCTTGACCAGCTTGCCGAACAACTCCAGCGTCTCGGCGTCGTCCAGGTTGCCCTGCTCGTAGTCCAGGATCTCGATGACCAGGCTGCCCATCTTGCTCACTGTGTGCTCCCTCTCGGTTGGTGTGTGCTCACACTCTCACATCGTGTGCGAGTGTGTCAAGGTTGGATCAGGCGGCGTCCTGCTCGGCCTCCTCGCGGCCAGCCTCGACGCCCTCGTCGTAGCCCTCGTCGTAGCCCTCGGACCGACCGTTCTCGAAGCCGTCCGAGTAGCCGTAGTCCTCGCCCTCCGAGTACCCGTCGCCGTGGCCGTCGTCGTAGGCGTCCTGACGCTCGTCCTCGACCAGGGTCTCAATGATGGCGACCGCCTCAGCGGGCAGCTCCTCCAGACCAAGGGCCTCGGCGAGCTCGGCAAGGGCGGCGGTGGTGTAGGTGCTCACGGTGGAGATCTCCTCTCGCAGTGGGTCGGCGCTGTCACCGTCGACCCGGAGTGCCTGCCTGGGACTCGAACCCAGGTGTCTGCCGGTCAGGCTCCCTCGATCACTCGAAGGGGTAGTTCTCGAAGCTGTACTGCCGGGCGATCTCGTCGGCCTGGTCAGTCTCCGCTCGGAGGTAGGTGGCTGCGTTGCGCACCCCCCCCCCATCGGCGAACACCTCCCATGCGTTGCCGACGTCGCCGCCCAGCTCATGCGCCCGGAGGATCACCCGTGCGGCTGCCTCGGGGTTCCGTGCTGCGATCTCTGCGTGGTCCACTCACTTCTCCTCTGCGTACTCGTCGCACACCCAGTACGGGTGCAGCGTGGTGGTCTTGCCGTTGCTCACCGGGATGTAGTTGTAGTGGCCTGACTCACAGGGGCGATCATCGCACCCCGTCAGGAGGATCAGGAGGAGCGACGCCACGATGGCCACGCTCCCCGCTCGCAGGATCTTCACCGCAGCACCTTCGTGTCGAAGCCGTACCCCTGGACGCTGCCGTCCGCGAAGTGCACGTAGCACTCGGGCCGGTCACTGCCCATCCAGCGGAAGCCCCAGTCGTAGTCCGAGACCGGCGTTCCGTAGATGCTCGGGACCTTCTCGCCTCGGTCACCATCCCAGCACTCCGACCAGCGGTACCCGCAGCAGTCGCAGTCGCCGTAGCCGTCGAAGTACAGGCCGATCCGCTCGGCCTTCTCGTTCGCCTCCAGGTGATCACTCGCTTCGATGATCACGTAGTGGGTGATGCCTGCGTCAGCGTCGAAGTCGAAGCTGCCGCCCGTGTTGTTCTGGCTGTACTCGAAGAACGCCACGCTGTGCCCCTCTCGCAGTGGGCTGACGCTGTCACCGTCAACCCGGAGTGCGTGCCCCGGACTCGAACCGGGGTGTGTGCCGCTCACGCTGACCACTCAGGAGGTGGTCTTGTACCCGTCCCAGCAGGTGATGTAGCTGGTGTCGCCGACCTTGGCGTAGCAGAACCGGTGACCCTCGATCGTGCCCCAGTCCTCGCGCCCGGCCTTCTTCTGCGCGGCCTCCCACGTCTTGCGCTTGGCCGTGTCGTTCCACTTGCCGTTCAGGTACACGACCTGCCCGTTCCGGTCGACCCAGTAGCTCGGGCTCTGCCCGTTCAGCTCCTTGCCTCCATCCCAGAAGCAGTTCCGGCCACCCTCGGCGGAGCACTTGGCGGTAGGCAGGTCACCGGTCGGGACCTTCACGATGATGTACTCGGGCTTCGCGGGGAGCGTCACCGGCTTGGGCTTGGGGGCGACGGTCGCAACCGTCTCGACCTTCACCGCGTCGGGCGTCTCAGCGTCGGTGTGTCCGATCCCGTACCCGACGACCAGGATGGCGGCGACGGCGGCGATCTTGTGGCGGAGCTTCATGGTGGTACCTCTCAGGTCACAGCGTTGTTGCTGAGTGGGTGTCGAGGACTCGAACCTCGATGTCTGCCGGTCACCCTGGGGACTACTCGGACTCGATCTCCTGGAGGAGGATGCTCACCAGGTTCGAGGCGATCAGGTACAGCGCCAGGTTCGACTGCTTGTCCAGGTCCATCGGCTCGCTCACGTCCGTGATCTCAGCCAGGTCGACCTCCCAGGCAGCGATGTCCAGGAACGTCTGCCACTTCAGGTAGGTGTAGACCGGGACCGCAGCGTCTGCGATCTCGCCGTCCGCACCGTTGTACTGGATGAGCTGGACCGCACTCTCAACGTCCTCGCCCTGCTCGACCAGGTACTCGACCTGCTCGATCACACTGTCACGCACGCCCTTCAGGAAGGTCGCGCCGGGCGACTCCTCGCCGTCCGGGCTGGTCACGCCGACCTCATGGGCCAGGTGCCAGAACCGCAGATCCTTGACCGACTGGATGCTCATGTTGCTCTCACTCTCTCGTCTCGGTGTGTTGCTCACACTGTCACATGTACTGCGGACCCGTCAAGCGGGGTAGATCCCGAGGCACCAGCTCGTCACGGGCTCCAGGAAGACACCCGGCAGCCACTCAGGCTCGCGGCCAGCCTTCTCACTGACCTCGAACACCCACTCCCCTGCACCTTCCAGCGCCAGGGACCAGGCACCCTCGCTCAGACCCTCATGGTTGTGGTCAGCCAGGAAGAAGTACCCCTTGTCCAGCGGGTACAGCTCCTCGATCTTGGCCAGTACCTGCTCGGCCTGCTCACGCTTCATGGTCGCTCCTCGCTCAGGGCAGTGTTGCCCAGTGGGTGCCGAGGACTCGAACCTCGGCGTGTGCCACTCACCCTCACGGCGTCAGCCGTAGACGATCTCACCGAAGATGGCCACCTGGACGATCACGTCCGCAGCGTCAGCGTCGATGTGCCCGCAGTCGATGCCGTCCTCGTCCCGGTCGGCCCACGAATCCTTGATGTACCCGTGAACCATGGGGCCGACGATGCGCGGCTCGTTCTTCAGGAGCTTGCGGTACGCCTTCTTGATCTGCTCGGAGGTCAGGTAGTGCACCTTCTCCTCCTCGCCGTCCCGGATCGTCGCCACCGCATCCTCGGGAGCGTCAGCGAAGTCGGTCTGTGTCGGCTCGACCGCCCAGTACGTGATGCCTCCGTAGGCAGCCGTCTCGATGATGTCCTGGACGTTGTCGTCAGTGATGGTGCTCACGCTCAGAACTCCTTGCCCTGCTCGGCCTGGAACGACTCCGGGCCAGCGTACTTGACGGTGCGAGCGAACTTGCGCTCCTGAGCCAGAGCCTTGCCCTTGCGACGGTCGTCGCGGGTGGACTCACGGTTGTCGCGGAACTTCGGAACCATCTGGATCACTCCTCAGATCAGAGCTCCCCTGCCTCTCAGGGGATGCTCAGTGCGTGCCCTGGACTCGAACCAGGGTGTGTGCCACTCACGCTCGGCGGTCAGACCGCCAGGGGAAGTTCAAGCTGGCCAGGGTGGACACCCAGGACCAGGGCGGTGAAGAACTCGTCCCGCACCTCGCCGTACAGCTCCTCGACTGCGTACCAGGACACGTCCGGCCCGTCCCAGGGCAGACGCTCACCCTGCACCTCGTAGAAGGCATCGCGGATCGCCTGCGCCTCCTCCTCGGTGTCGAGGTCGTAGGCACGCTGCGCATCGTCCAGCGCCTCGCTCAGGTTCTCCTCGTACTGCTTCCACTCACGCTCGGAGTAGTCGGACTCGTCCAGGATCGGGTACGAGCTCAGGGACTCCTGGATCTCGACCGCCTCGATGAAGGCTTGCGTGAACTCCTCGCGGGTCTCGTCCTCGTACACCTGGACCCAGATCTGCTCCAGGTTGCCGACCAGCCAGTGACCAGCCGAGCCCTGGAACCAGTGCTCCTCATCCTCCGCCGCGCCTGCGATCAGGTCACGGGCGGTGTGGAAGTTGGACTCCTCCAGGATGTCGTCACCCCGGTCGGCCCACCCGATCACAGGGACGTGAGTCTCGTAGCACCGCTCGTCCCAGAAGGCTGCGTCGCGGGGACGCTCCAGGGCACGCTCGGCGTACTCGATCACAGTGTCGATGTCAACGTTCACGTTGCTCTCACTCTCACACGCTGGGCAAGGCGGGATGCCTCGCCCCAGTGCCTGCCAGGGACTCGAACCCTGGTGTCTGCCAGTCAGGCCAGTTGGTAGGTCACTCAGACTGCACAGCTCACCTGTGCACGTCTGGATGTCCGATCATCTCGGGCCGTAGGTCCGTGCAGTCTCGGACCCACACACCACTCGGGTGGATCACTTGCGGAAGGTGGCAGCCAGGGCGGTCAGGTCGTTCGCCCGGAGGCGACGGTTCTGCTCGGCCTGAGCCTTGCCAGCGGCGACGGACTGGGCGGTCTTCGCAAGGGTGACGCTCATGGTGATCTCCTCAGATTCACAGCGGATCGCTTGCCGATCCAGTGGGTGGGCAGGGACTCGAACCCTGCTGTGTGCCACTCACCCTACGCTCACACTGTCACACAGTCAAGCGCATGAACACCACGTCCGGCTCACCTGCGGTCCAGTTCGGGACACGCTCGTACTCGGCGAAGCCGAACCGCTTGTAGTAGTCAGGCAGGAAGCCATCGAAGCAGTCCAGACGGTCTGCGCCGTGGTGCAGGATGGCGCTCCAGATCATGTCCTCACCCCGGCCCTTGACCAGGGAGAACACACCCACCAGGGTGCCGTCACCGGCCACGCCGTACCCGCTGAGCAGGTCATCGGCGAGGTAGAACCGGTAGCTGGCAGGCATCTCCTCGGGAGCCGAGGTCGCACCGGCGATGAGCTCAGACTGAGCCCGAGCGGAGCGAAGTGCCTGGGTGTAGAGACGGTGGTCCGACTTGAAGTAGATCATCGTTGCTCTCTCTCGTAGCGACGTTGCTCACACTGTCACAGTGTGGTCAAGTGTCGACCGCCCTTCGGGCGGTTCTGACACAGTGGGTGCCCTGGCCTCGAACCAGGTGTGGATGCCGTCCACCCCCCCACCCCCTGGGGGGTGTCTGCCTACCCACTCAGGGGAGGCACTTCCTCCCCACGAATCAGGGGAGGGGAGTCTGTGTCGCTTGCGCTCTGTTCAGTTCTCAAGGTGCGGTTCTGAGCCCGTGAGCTCCAGGCCCTTCGGCCTGTCCTGCGGTTCGTTCTGGTCTCACTCTACCGGGTCTGTGTCAGTGTGTCAAGCCCCGGTGTCTTGCTGTGTTGCTGTCTTGCTGGGTCCTACTCTACCGGGTCTGTGTTGCTTGTGTCAACCCGGTCTGTGTTGCTTGCTTCGCTTGACTCTGGGACCGAACCGTCAGGTTCACGTCTGCCTCGTTCGCACCCAGTCTGTGATCGGTGCTACTCGGTCCCGCTGTCTTGCTGAGCTCGACTCTACCTGATGTGTGTCAGTGTGTCAAGCCGGTTCGCTTGGCCCGTTCCCCTGGTGACCTTGATGCTCACCCGTTCGCCGTGCCTCGCTGCGTTCTGGTCACATCTTGCACTCACTGTCACACCGATGTCAAGTCCTGATGTGTCTTCGCAGGTCAGAGCCTGTCTCGGTAGGGCTGAGCGTGCGTCTCTGAGCTCGATTCTCAGACGTTCCCAGGGTTCCCCTGGCCCGTTCCCTGCCTGCCTGTCTGAAGTCCAGGGAGACGGGCGCACAGCGCGCGGAGGGTAGCACGCAGACTCGCGGAGCGGCAGCCCTTGACAGACCCAGGGGGGTGGGGGTATAACCCCGCGCGCGCGGATGGCCGGACAGCCGCTGAGATCGCGCCACGGTTCCAAGGTCGATCAGGGAGGGGGAGGCAGACCGCTCACAGAGGCCGTTGCACCATCGTTACCCCAGGTCAGCGCCAGGATCAGCGGCTGAGAGCTCGCCCCTCGCGGGCA